ATTAGCCTGTAGAGCCTTATCTCCTTCAGTTCGCTCAGTAATTTCCGCATCAATGTTGGCCTGTAGAACTTTATCTCCTTCAGTTCGATCTGTGACCTCTTTTGTAACCTGATCTTGTAACTGTTGATCCGCTGCAGCTCTAGCACTAGCTTCTGCATCAATATTAGCTTGTAAAGCCTTATCTCCTTCAGTTCGTTCTGTAGTTTCTGCATCAATATTGGCCTGTAGAGCCTTATCTCCTTCAGTTCGCTCAGTAGCTTCTGCATCAATATTGGCCTGTAGAGCCTTATCTCCTTCAGTTCGCTCAGTAGCTTCTGCATCAATATTGGCCTGTAATGTTTTATCTCCTTCAGCTCGATCAGTAATTTCCGCATCAATACTGCTCTGTAGAACTTTATCTCCATCAGTTCGATCAGTAACTTCTTTTGTAACCTGATCTTGTAAATCTTTGTCTGCAGCTGCTCTAGCACTAACTTCTTCATCAATACTTGTTTGTAGAGCCTTATCTCCTTCAGTTCGTTCTGCAACCTCTTTTGTAACCTGATCTTGCAAATCTTTGTCTGCAGCAGTTCTAGCACTAGCCTCTGCATCAATACTTGTTTGTAGAGCCTTATCTCCTTCAGTTCGATCAGTAACTTCTTCGTTAATTTGGTCTTGTAACGCTTGATCTCCTTCAGCTCTAGCACCAGCTTCTGCATCAATATTGGTCTGTAGAACTTTATCTCCATCAGTTCGTTCTGTAACTTCTTTGTTAATTTGATCTTGTAACTGTTGGTCTGCTACAGTTCTAGCGCTAACTTCCGTATCAATATTGGCCTGTAGCTCCTTATCACCATCAGTTCGTTCTGTAACCTCTTTTGTGATTTGGTCTTGTAACTGTTGGTCCGCTACAGTTCTAGCGCTAACTTCCGTATCAATATTTGTTTGTAATGTTTTATCTCCTTCAGTTCGTTCAGTAACTTCTTTGTTAATTTGGTCTTGCAAATCTTTGTCTGCTACAGCTCTAGCACCAGCTTCTGCATCAATATCGGTCTGTAGAACTTTATCTCCATCAGTTCGTTCTGTAACCTCTTTTGTAACCTGATCTTGCAAATCTTTGTCTGCTACAGTTCTAGCACTAACTTCCGAATCAATGTTGGCCTGTAATGTTTTATCTCCTTCAGTTCTAGCGCTAACTTCCGAATCAATGTCGGTCTGTAATGTTTTATCTCCTTCAGTTCTAGCACTAACTTCCGTATCAATGTTCGTTTGTAGGGTCTTATCTCCTTCAGTTCTAGCGCTAACTTCCGCATCAATATTGGCCTGTAGAGCCTTATCTCCTTCAGCTCGTTCTGTAACCTCTTTTGTAACCTGATCTTGCAAATCTTTGTCTGCAGCTGCTCTAGCACTAGCTTCCGCGTCAATATTTGTTTGTAGAACTTTATCGCCTTCAGTTCGATCAGTAACTTCTTTTATAACTTGATCTTGCAAATCTTTGTCTGCAGCAGTTCTAGCACTAGCTTCTGCATCAATATTTGTTTGTAGAGCCTTATCTCCTTCAGTTCGTTCTGTGACTTCTTTTGTAACCTGATCTTGTAACTGTTGATCCGCTGCAGCTCTAGCACTAGCTTCTGCATCAATATTAGCTTGTAAAGCCTTATCTCCTTCAGTTCGCTCAGTAACTTCCGCATCAATATTGGCCTGTAGAACTTTATCTCCTTCAGTTCGATCAGTAATTTCCGCATCAATGTTGGCCTGTAGAACTTTATCTCCTTCAGTTCGATCTGTGACCTCTTTTGTAACCTGATCTTGTAACTGTTGGTCCGCTACAGTTCTAGCACTAACTTCCGTATCAATATTTGTTTGTAGAACTTTATCGCCTTCAGTTCGATCAGTAACTTCTTTTGTAACCTGATCTTGTAAATCTTTGTCTGCAGCAGTTCTAGCACTAGCTTCTGCATCAATACTGGTTTGTAGAGCCTTATCTCCTTCAGTTCTAGCGCTAACTTCCGCATCAATATTTGTTTGTAGAGCCTTATCTCCTTCAGTTCTAGCGCTAACTTCCGCATCAATATTTGTTTGTAGAGCCTTATCTCCTTCAATTCGATCAGTAACTTCTTTTGTAACCTGATCTTGCAAATCTTTGTCTGCAGCAGTTCTAGCACTAGCTTCTGCATCAATATTTGTTTGTAGGGTCTTATCTCCTTCAGCTCGTTCTGTAACCTCTTTTGTAACCTGATCTTGCAAATCTTTGTCTGCAGCTGCTCTATCACTAGCTTCCGCATCAATATTGGCCTGTAGAACTTTATCTCCTTCAGTTCGTTCTGTAACTTCTTTTGTAACCTGATCTTGCAAATCTTTGTCTGCAGCAATTCTAGCACTAGCTTCCTCATCAATATTAGCCTGTAGAGCCTTATCTCCTTCAGTTCGCTCAGTAATTTCCGCATCAATGTTGGCCTGTAGAACTTTATCTCCTTCAGTTCGATCTGTGACCTCTTTTGTAACCTGATCTTGTAACTGTTGGTCCGCTACAGTTCTAGCACTAGCTTCTGCATCAATACTGGTTTGTAGAGCCTTATCTCCTTCAGTTCGTTCTGTAACTTCTTTTGTAACCTGATCTTGCAAATCTTTGTCTGCAACAGTTCTAGCACTAGCTTCTGCATCAATACTGGTTTGTAGAGCCTTATCTCCTTCAGTTCTAGCGCTAACTTCCGCATCAATATTTGTTTGTAGAGCCTTATCTCCTTCAATTCGATCAGTAACTTCTTTTGTGATTTGTTCTTGCAAATCATCAATTACCGGAATTACGCTTCTATGAAATTTCCCTCCAGCCCCTAGCATAGCTATTTTTCCTGTATCCTCGTCCCCATGGGATACTACAATAATTTCTTCTGTGATATTTACTGTGCTTGACATAAAAATCCACCCCTAATAAAATATAATTTAAACCCAATATAGCTAGGAAATTCTTATTTAAAATTGTGTTTTCCAGTATATGGGGCCTCACTTATATACATTCTTGCGATTGCAATTTTTAAACTATAAGACTATAAATCTATAAAAATCTCAAAAAAGGCATTTAACTTTATAACTGAGTTAAACGCCTTTTGGGTTGTATCATGATTTAGTTTTTCATTTACAGCCTAGCAATTAATTTTCTCAGTTCTGCTAATGCTTTAATGCTCATAACAAAAATTTGCATATTTATTTCTGCTACACTCTTGTCACTGTACCTTAAAGAATCCTTGGCGTACATAACCTTTTGTGCTCTAATAACAACTGCAGCTTCTAGATTCACTCTTTTTATTAAATAAAGGAGTGAAGATTTCTCTCCACCCCTAAAGATGTTATTTTTTAATAACCTATAGCCATATAATAAATATTAACATTATTATCAATATGATGTTCATCTGCATCGCCCCACAAAGTACATCCAACTTTTGTAACATTCGTTATCGCTGTACTCATAGGTCCCCAACTATCTTGCGGCGGGTTATCATAAGTGGTCGTAAAACTAAGACACTTATTCGGAAAAGGGGTAGGAAATGTAACCGATGCGTTGCCGATATTTTCTCCTTTTGATAACTGAGCATGCCCCCATTGCAGAATCAATCCATTACCTAAGCTCTGGTAACCATTATCACTAAACGAGTGTCCAGCATCAAAAGTTGATCCTTTCAATGCATTAATTTGTTCCTGCAAGTTATTATCAGCACTAGCCCGTGTGCTTGATTCGGTTTCGTCAGCATTAGTCCTAGCGGCAATTTCAGCAGTTACTTGATCTTGCAGACCTTGATCGGCTTTTACTCTAGTATCTACTTCGTTGTCAATAGAACCTTGCAATTTACTATCTGCATCCGAACGCGCTACTACTTCTTTATCAACACTAGACTGTAAAGCCGTATCGCCATCGGTTCGTGCCACAATTTCTTTAGAAATTTGATCTTGCAAGTCTTGATCTGCAATTCTTCTAGTATTAGCTTCTGCCTCAAGATTAGCTTGTAGTTGAATATCGGCATTAGTTCTAGCTGTAGCCTCTGCAGAAAGCTTATCTTCCAAGCCTTTATCGGCAGCATCTCTTGCTATGGCTTCCGCTTCAATATTTCCCTGCATTTGCTGATCAGCTGATATTCTAGTACTTGTTTCTGCATCAATATTAGTTTGTAGCTGTTTATCTGCTTCAGTTCGTCCTGTAACCTCTTTTGTGATTTGTTCTTGCAAATCATCAATTACCGGAATTACACTTTTATGGAATTTTCCTTCATCTCCTAGCATAGCTATTTTCCCTGTATCCTCGTCTCCATGGGATACTACAATAATTTCGCCTGTGATATCTACTGTGTTTGACATAAAAATCCACCCCTAATAAGATATAATTTAAATCCAATATAGCTAGGAAAATTTTATTTAAAATTGTTTTCCAGTATATTGGCCTTTACTTATATACATTCTTGCAATTGCAGTTTTTAAACTATAAATCTAAAAAAATTAAAAAGGTGTTTAACTCGAAAACTAAGTTAAACACCTTTTTAATTTTTCAAGCTATGCTAGTACTTTGATGACAAGAATGAAACTTTGCGTATCGAGTTCTACTTCCACTGTAACTTCAAGAGTATTAGTTGTTGAAATACTTTTGCAAAAAACGCAAATAAAAAAGGCCCTACATCAAATCACGCAAAGCCTTCAATTTACTACTTGTACCACCACAGTTACTCATTCCTCATGAAAGGTCGCTCATTTGATAACTGAAGTCGGTTTATTAATTTCATTGCCGAAAATTCACTATCTCAATCAAAACAGTTCAATAACATTTAGCTAATAATGTTTAGCTAAATTCTCAGTAATAGTATTTATTTGCTGCTGAATGGTTTGCATGTGATTGTTGATGTTTTTAATCATTTCTTGCTTATGGCGTGCATCCAATGATCCTTCTTTTATTTGTTCGAGTTGTTTTCGAAGTTCGCTTATCTCGGACTTCAATGAACTAATTCGCTGACTCGGCGTACTATTTTCTGACGATGAAGTATCCTTCTCTTTTTTATTCGCATAAGTTACATTCGTTGCATGTCCATATTCATCTATATAAAGTATCATTGGATCACGATCAAGCGGATATTTGGCAAAGTCATCTGATCCTTGCTTTCCTTCCCAATAATACGCTGCATCTAGCTGTTGTGCAGAATAACGCGGCTTGATCTCAGTATCTCCAAATAGTTTCTGATATAAATGCTGATAATCATCCGTACGACCAGCGTTCCCATGCATAAAATTCTCGGAAAAAGCTCCAACTTCTGTATTCATCTCCCCAGTACACTTTACTGCGAACTGATCGGCTACATCTTTATAGCCACCCTCACGCAACGCTTGAGCTATTTCATCTTTATTCTTATATTCCCCTTGAGCAGCTTTTACCCATACACTTTGCGCTTCATCATGATGAGCCATAAAGTTCAGTTCCTCTGTCCCAACATCACATACAAGTCCATTATAGCTATAAGTTATGCCCGTAGCAAATTGTCGTGCATATCCATCACAAACAAAATCAGCAGTGACAAATACCCCAGCTTTTGCTTGCAAAATTTTTGCATAGTTCTTTGCTGTTGAATATTCTTCGCTGGTGTATTGCCCTGCCGTAATTTGCTGTTTTGCTATACGATCAGAGAGTTTGTCATTTTCATAAGCAGTTATAGCTGCAAACTTTAAATTATACTGTAAGAAAGTGTCCTTTCCTCCTTGATTAATATACTTTCCTGCATTATAGTATTTATCTAAAGCCGCTTGTGCCTCTGGACGAAGTGGATTTAAGCCGCCTCTTCTAAAGAAATTTTCAATCTGATTAAAATCGATAACGATTGTACGATCGGCCTTCCAAAGACTCGTCACTGATGGGCAAACTTTTAACGCACCCGAATCAATGGTTGAAGCAAACTTTGTTACATTGTCCTGAAATTCTTTTTTGAAATTATCCATTGATTCTTTGCTATTGTCACCAGAATCAATCTTAGATAAATTGCCACTTCTGAAATCTCCTATCATTTTCTTAAAATGATCTGCGATATTTTCAATATCCTTATCATCATAATTGCCACTAACTTCTACACAATAAGCAGGTGTCTCCTTTACGGTTGCATCTTGTTTTTGGGCAGAAGATCTTTCCTGTAAAGCTTCATCTTCTCTGTAAATTACAGAATCCGCCTGACTTCGATTTGTTCCTATTATGACTGCCATATCAAAACACTCCTTTGTATTCTTCCTAATCCTTTAACCGTTACCTATCTATATTATCGTATATTTTTTTTAAAAATTAACACAAAATAACAATTCTTTTCTATTTTCACGCACATATTATCCACCCGTTTAACGGGCGAGTTTTGGCTGCGGACTGCGGTCCTCAACTCGCTAAAGCAAAATAAAAAGAGTGAAGATTTCTCTTCACCCCTCATAAATTTAATCACTAATCTTTACGATTGAAATATATGGCCAGCAACTTACTGTACCATCCGTCCCAAATTGAGTAGTAAATGTTTTCCCAGAGGTTTGGTATACTTTAGCTTTAATATAATCACCAGCGCTCAAATACACTAAAGCAGATATGTTACCATCAATTGCAGGTTGCGTAACAGCAAGATATTCTTTTTCGTTCTTTTCAAGGATAACATTTACAGTCCACATATCATCCCACGTAGATGTTTTAGGTATGTAGTTCTGATGTACAATTAAGTATACTCCTGAAGTATTAATTTGAAACTTTGTCGGATCGGCTGTGTGAATATTATCAGTATCATAGTCGACAACTTGCATAGGAATTGAAGTTGTTACTCCACTAGGGATTGAAACATTAGTTGTCAGGTGTGCTTTGCAGCGTGGTGCAATTGTAGGAACTATAATATCCTTTGTACCATCAAATTCAACACCGTTAATAGTCCGTGCTGTTTCTAACTTTGTTGCAGTAGCTGCATTTCCAGTACATTGAGCTGACGTATCTGCACTAAGTACATCAACCTGAATAGCTACATCTGCTGAACCATCAAAGCTCGTACTACCTGTTGCATCCCCTTCTAAAGATATTTTTCTTGCAGTTGTTAACTTAGCTGCTGAATCTGCAGCAACAGCAGTTGCAGCGTCCACGATCTTGTCTTCTTTCAGCGCTCTAAGATTTTCCCTGACCTCTGCTCTTGATACTTTGATATCAATATCCTCTGGTAAATTTGAATTGTAAGACATGTGTAAATTTCCTCCTAAAATTTTATTAAAAACCAATATAGCCAAAGACCTATTATTTTCAATCTATTTTGTCTTGTATATCGATTTCCACTGATATACATTCTTTTGAGGTTAATTTTTAAACACATAAATTTAAATTTTTATTATTTTTTAATCAATTACATGATTACCAGAACTTCTTTTGATTTTTACACGCTTCCAAGGCATTCTAGTATTGCTTCTAATAGATCTATACTTAAAAACTTACATAGCATGAATAAAACACTCCTTATTTCGGAGTGTTTTGCTTGTATATTTATTAAATTGGCTAAAAATCAGCATAGTAAAAGCCGTCCAGTTAAGAACGGCTTCAAAATTATATGTATAATTTTCTATTATACCATTGAAAAATGCTTAAAAACTCTAGGCCGTCAGAAATATAATTGACTAAATTTTACGCAACAAAAAAGGCTCCACGCAAGCCACGCGAAGCCTTGAATTTACATATGGCAGAGAGGGAGGGATTCGAACCCTCGGTACCTTGCGGTACAATTGATTTCGAGTTATTTTAGAGGTTTTTACAAACCCTTTGACAGCCTGCTTTCCAGCGTTTTTCTTTTAAAATTAAGGATTTTGCTATGTATAACTAGTCATATCTGAAAATAAAAAAAATTACAGGCTGTCAACAGGCTGTCAGTTAGTTGTTTGATTGATTGCTCTTTTATAAAAATAAGACGTAACCAACCTCGCCAAAATTATATTTTATTAAACACTTTTTTGAAAAGTAAAAATTAATGCCTGTACAAAAAACAAATTCAGTACAGGCATTAATTTCCGTTAAGCATAATCTCAGTATGTAAATAAATCAAAATTTATAACTTTCTTTATTAATTTTATCTATATCCAAAATATATTTTAAAAGTCCATCTTTTTCATCTTTTTCGACAAAAGAAAAGCCCTCATTCTCATAAAATCTTCTTAAGTAAGGATTGTCCAAACATTCTACTAAAATAATTCTCCCCCCAAAAAGATACCAACTTTGCAATATTTTCTGAATAGCTAGCTGTAGCAATTGCTGCCCGGTAATTAAAGGGATTTTATCATAATCCTTAGAAAAATTTTTCGAAAGTTGACCAATGAGAAAAACTGGCATATCCTTAATTTCTTTATTTTTAAATCCTGTAATTCGTTTTCGCAGACTTCCTGAAACTTGATTACGAATAACTAATGATTTATTTGCTAACGCAAAATAACCAGCCAATACTTTTTCTTGTTTATATGAAGTATAAACAAGATATGTTCTGGATAATCCCATTTTTTGATTAATAATCGCTTTTTTCTTTAAAAAATACTCTATATCTTCATCGAGTTTACAAGAAAAATTGGCGATTACTCTTAAACAACGATCTTCATCGTTAAATGCTTCGAGCATATCGCCAAGATGAACAACTTCAAACCCCATATACTATTTTATCCCCTCAAAGAAACTTAAAATGCTACTTTTTTTTACATCCGCAGCTTTTATAGAATTAACAAAATTCACTCGTCTAGAAGATGATAGTGCCTTAGAAAAATTATTTGCATTTCTCCTGTTAACTGAAAATTCTTTTGTAAAACTTATAGTAGCCATAAGACTACCTCCCTTTCTTAAGCGGGCTAATTGATTTTCCATACCCTATTTTAGGGCGTAAAAAATCTAGTCTACCACATGCTAAAAAAAATTAAATGCTCAAATTTTGGCATCTATTCATAATAACTTACTACATTATTATGCTCATCTTTCTTAAAATTTTACACGCAAAGTGAAAAATTTTCAAGTTTTTTTAGCTACAAAAACTTTCCAGAAACAATACATTATATCTGAAAAGCTCTCCAACACCTCAGCAATGTTAATCTAACATAACTAATTCTATTATTATATTATCTCATTGAAACAAATTCATCAACATTACAAATGATTACAATTATATTATTTTACATTGTGTAGCGTTTAATTGCACCGTATTACGTCTTATAGCTCTTAATTACGCTTTACTGAGGTTTTTGCCCTATTAATTTATTTTGAAAACCAACATAGCCAAGGAACTTTTATTTTTAATGCGTGTTTCCTGTATATTGACTTTCACTTATATACATTCTTTGAATATCGATTTTTAAACTAAGCAAGCCATATTTTTTTAAATTAAATTCATTCTTTGTTGCCCCCTAAAATTTTCATTGTCAGCTCCAGTAAAAACAGCCAATTGAATATTAAGTTGCTAAATTACCTTTACTGCTCTTTACTTTTTATCCGTACACAAACTAATTATTAAAGATAGTAATATTTTTAAACAGATAACACAAAAATGTGGCAACCAAGTACATTTTTTGTACCTGATTGCCGCCTTTAAAACTATTTTGTGAATTGCATTACTTCAAAGTTTTCAATTTTATCAAAAACAATATAATCTTTTCGGCTATCAAATGGTCCCAAGTTGAAATCCTTGTTAAAGATATAATAAGCTAAGCCAGTCCCCTCAGCACGAGTATTATACCAATCAATAAACGCATCAAGCTCGATTTTTGAAAGTTCATATTCCTTTTGTACTTCCTCTGACATTGTGATTACCAGCAATACTTTACTACTATCAACCGGTGTAGCAGAAGCTTCATTTGAATTTTCACTTTCACCATAATCATTTACAGCAGTAACTACGTAATAATATGTAGTTCCATTTGTTACGGTAGTGTCTACATAACTGGTATCAGTTATATCGCTAGCGATAGTTGTGTATGTACCACCTGAAGTTGTTGAACGTTTTACAGTGTAGCTAGTTGCTTCATCAACTGCTGTCCATGATAGAGTCACTTGCGAATCACCTGCTGTTGCAGTTAAATTTGTTGGTGCAGTAATTGATCCTAAATAGCCACTATCATCAATATCAATAGCATCTAATGTCGCATAAGAACCAGATACTTCATTTGTAACTGTAACAGTATGCACCTCTAACGATAAATCTGTCTTCTCAAAATTTATTGTTTGTCTTATTAATGATGAAGCATATGCACTATAAGAATATGACACTCCATCAATGTTTACATTTATAGTCTTTGAACAATTTGAATTATAAACACCGATTATCCTTAATTTGGAACCATAAAACTTGAAAGAGCAAGAATCATTAAGTACTTTAGTAATATGTTCTGATGTATTATATGAACCAGAATAAGTATTGTAAGTCCATGTACCACTATACGCTATGTGAGTATCAGTATCATCGTATCGTTTCCATCCGCCCTCCGGTGCTGTTAATTGATCTCCTACTGTTGCCATTTTTACATTCCTCCAAATAATTTATTATTTTTAAAAGCAAACATAGCCGAGGAACTCATATTTTCAATGCGTGTTTCCTGTATATCGGCTTTCACCTATATACATTCTTTTCATCACGATTTTTAAACACATAAAATAAAAAAAACCGGCATCGATACATTTTCTGTACCAATACCGGTTTCTCTATTACTTACTAACGTTCAATTACCTCAAAACTAATAATCTTGTCTAAAGTCAGGTATTCCTTGCTAACTTCTGTACCAACTTTTTTAGTCAGCATATATCCAGTAGTATCTGTACTTGTATGCTTCATATACCAGTTAATGAAACCATCAATTTCAGTTGTAGATAACTGATAATCGCGTTCGCTTGAATCAAGCATAGTAACTCGTAATAAGAACTTACTATTATCTACTGGTGTAGCAGAAGCTTCATTTGAATTTTTGCTTTCTCCATCTGCATTTACTGCAACTACTACATAATAATATGTAGTACCATTCGTTACACTGGTATCAACATAGCTAGTATCAGTCACACCACTAGCAATTGTTTCATATGTACCACCTGATGTAATAGAACGTTTTACGATATAGCTGGTTGCGCCTTCGACTGCTGTCCATAATAATGTTACTTGTGAATCACCTGCAGTAGCTGTTAAATTTGTAGGTGCAACGATTGGGGCATAAGGCTTAAGTTCTCCCGTTTCATCAATATCTAATGCATCAATAGTACAATATTTAGAATCTTGTAAATTTGTAATAGTTACACAATGTTCACCAGTCGATAAATTTTCAATATCAAAAACCAATACTTGTTTAATTAGACTTTCACTGTACACTGATATATTGTAAATTTCTTTATCGATAGTTATTTTTACATTATTACTGTCAACACTATTATAAGCACCAATAATCCTTAATTTATTCCCTGTGAAGTTAAATTTTACATCATCATATATTCGGGTAGATGTATGTCTGTTACCGTTATAATAGGTACTATCTACAACATTCTTCCAAGTTCCCGTATAGGCTATATTTTCATTAGTATCATCATACCTCGTCCACCCTGCTTCTGCTTCTGTTAATTGATCGCCTACTGTTGCCATTTTACATTCCTCCAAAATTAGTTAATATTTTTAAAAGCCAACATATCCACCGAACCTCTTATTTCTCAATTTTATTTGTCCTGTATATCGGCTTTCATCTATATACATTCTTTGAACTACGATTTTTAAACACATAAAATAAAAAAAATGTCGGAATTAATATTTTTTCGTATTAATTCCGACATTTTAATCATTTAGCTATTGCAAACCCAGCACTAATAACTGCAATAACTTCCCATATATTTTTTTGCGTTTTTAGCTTACTCTGAATCCGTTCCTGCTCTTGCACGTACTGCTTGTAAGATTGACTGGCATTCGCTAATTCTTGATTCGCTATCGTTAATGAGTTCTGTGCTGCTGTCGTTTGCTCTTTGAGCGCTATCAACTGCTGTTTTAATATTGCTATTTGATTCTGCGATTCGGTCAGCTGTTGATTGAGCTGCACTAGCTGACTGCTCAAGTTCTCCGACTGTTCGCTCGCTGTCTGCAATTCCTGATTGGACTGATTCAAGAGACTTTTCAGCTGATTGTTGTTCTCTTGCAACTGCGTCAAGTTGCTCTCTAACGTTGTCAGCTGTTGTTCCGTTATCGTGTATGTCTCTGAGCAGAAACCAACCGGCAAAAATGATAATTGCAACACACACAATAACAATACCGATGCGCAAATAATTTTTAGTTTGTTCATTCAATTTTCCCACCTCTTAAAATAATTTATAAAAGCGCTTAGAATCGATCTCATAGAATTCGATTTCAGCGCTTTTATTTTTGTTATGCATCATATTTCGTTAATTCATTTGCCTTAATGGTTGATAATATTTTATCCGCATAATCTGGATCAGTTGCATATACATCAGCTAAAGCACTCACAAATTGTTCAATATCGTGCGTTGCGTTCCATATTCCGTACGGGTAGTCGTATTTTTCATCTTGTGATATTAGAACACACCAATCATCACAAGCTTGATACAAACTATCATAATCTTGAAATTTAGCGACTGTATCTACATACTCACCATCAATATATTCTTGCGTAGGCACTTCGATATAGTTACCCCACCCGCCCCATTTTCGGCCAAACAAATTATACTCACCAATTATAGACGTACCCCACCCAGACTCTAAAATTCCTTGAGCGATTAATACCGATGCAGGTAAATTGAAAAAAGCAGATTTATTCATTGCTGCCGGTGCAAGCCATCCGATAAATTCCTCTGGCATCATATTATTCACCTTCATTCCAACGATAATTATCTCCAATGCGACCACTACGTACGTCAACATGCACAAAAGTACCTGCATCGCCAAAATAACGGCCAACACCATCTGCACCTAATGATTCAGCTATTTGCGCTAATTCTTCAACTCCAATTTCAGATGCATCAATATCGGCAGCTGTGCAAGGATCTGCATTATGCTGGCTGCCTGGTACTCCCCCAACTTCTGCGTTGTGTGAATCGCATCTATAACAACAATTTAAAATAATTGGTTGTCCTACTCTTTCCCTGATATCATCTAATAATTCTTGTAAGTTTTCATCAATGCCGTTAGCTGGTAACTCTCCACAACATTTACATTTAAATTCATCTTCACTAAAATATTTAGCCATTTAAACCGTTCCTCTCTTTATTAATATTATTTTTAAAGTTAATTGGCATCTCGCCTATTGGTGAATTTTTCTCACTATCAGTAGCGTATTTAGTCCATGCGGCTTTTGCTAGGCCAATCACCCCACCAAAGCCAGTGATTACGACAGTTATTCCAGACCAACAAGAACCGAGTTCAAATTTTGTGCCATATAGACCGTTTGACCAATACCCGAAGATCCAAGAAAATGCAATTACGCAAAGCAATATCATTAAAATAACTGTCATGAAAATAACAAGCGCAAGCCAATTCGTCTGCGCCCAGTTTGCAAATGCCAATATTCTGTTTTTCAATGTTTCACCTTCTTATCTATGTACTGCACCATATATGGCAACTGCTGTTGCTGCTAGCCAGGCGATTATGCTAGCAATATTCGTCTGTTTCCTCTCTCGTTCTTCCAGCATTGTTTCTACTCGCGCCAAGCGATCAGATAGATTGTCAATTTTGCTAAAAAGTCTTTGAATTACATCATCACCCATAACACCTCTCCTCTCTAAAAATCCCCTTATTTATATACATTCTTTGAATTGCAATTTTTAAACATAAAAAATAGAGCTTATTTCAGCTCCTCTTTCTAAACTCAATATTTAAATGATAAACGCATATCCCGTAAATGGGCTTGGTGTCATATTTACAGTTATTGATTTAAGATATGCATCAATAACATTGTATCCATAAATAATAACATCTTTACTTGTACCAAGTGTATAATTAACTAACGTTACTAATTCGTTAGAAGATACAGTATAATACAATGTCTGCTGATAAGCTGATTGTGTGTAACCAGTAGGATGAAGATTACTGTAAATTGTTATGGTTGCCGTATTGATACCGCCAGAATGTAGAGCTGTTGATGTAACTATTATATTTTTATCTGGTTTAAAACTACCGGATGTAACATACACTGCAAGTAAAGTTGTAATAGGTGGTTTGTTAAAATACACAGCAAAATCAATTGATGTTGGCATAAATGAATCAGTCCACTGCGCCAATGTTATCGTATTAATGGTGGCGACCGTCATTCCCAACGTTGATATATTTGCAATGTCAACCGATGTCCAAACATTACTAATGAATGATTTCCAAGTTACCCCTTTATCAAAGCTTACTAATATAGATAAACCGCTACCAACTATATTAACGCCACTGAGGGAAAGATATCCCTTCAAAGGAATTCTTGTGTATTCAGTTGTTTTTATAACCGTTGGATTATTTTCTGGCAATCCCCAACACGGGTATGTTGACGGAACTAATATCTTCGGTGGCGCATAACTGTTTCCATCAAAACCACCATCGTAATCTCTGAATAGTCTTTGAGCAATAGTTCGCTTTGGTTCTTCTTTAACAACTTCAAAATCTAAATATTCTTGTGAACCATTTGGATAAAACAATTTTATTCTTGCTTTATTGATGCCCGTTGTTAACTGGCTGGGGCTAATTGTAAATGTAATATTATTTATTAAGTCATCACTAACACTTGGTTGAATTATAGCCACATCGTTTAATGTTACTGAATATTTTCCAGTTATTACTGCGGAAGTCCTGCTGTTAACATCAACTACAACTGGCATACTTTTATACTGGTGAGTAGGTGTTACAGTTAAATTATATTTTGTAGATGCTTGGGAGCTGATATTAATGTCATCAGTATCATTACCGACCCTATTTCTACTCCTAACTCCCAGCTCAATGTCACTCAATAATACATTAAACCTATTCCGTGAACGAGTTCCCTGCTCTGCATCATCCGTAAAATAACCAATTTTATTATTTACCGCATTATTTGCCAGTTCAAACGGGTGTTCTTCCTCATAACCGGTAAAATTTCTACTTGTAATGGTAAAATATTCTAAATCAGAAATATTCTCAGCAGATAGTATATTAACCTCACGATCACCTAATGTTATGGTTTCTGGGTTGTCCAACAACAACCCAGAATTACCCGTAATAACTTGATTACCAATTACCTCATCGTCACACTCAACACCCTCAACTGTGATTGGGTCTGTATTAAATATGAAAGCAACCTCAAAATTATAAACAGAAAAATTGTATATGTTTGTGTATCCACCCTCAGTAGTGTCTACTTTAAATCCCGAGTATGATACCGAACCGTTAAGGACTAGTGTTAAATTACCGGAGAATGTGGTTATTACAACCCATGAAGTTCCATCATAACCTCTTAAAGTTACTGTATTTGGGGCAGATGTAGAAATTTTCAACATGTAAACTGGTAAGGATGCTGAAAAATTTACTGACCAGTATGGATTCTGGTAACCAGAATAACTAGCATACCACCCGCTGGCATCAGATTGGTCAATGGGGGGCGTAATGGTTCCTGTACTCCATGTTGTGGCAGATAGTGTATAAGTATAACTTGTCTCATCGACTGAAAACGTACCTGAATTTGCAGGAGATGCAAGTCTCCCAAAATTATATATACGTGTAGACATAAGGAGTTACCTCCTTTCTTATGCCGTTCTTAGCAATATTGCTCTACTGGGAAATGATGTAACATTTGTAGTTTGGGTTATTGCAACATAATAAGTTTGGGTACCTATTGTAACAGTATCACCAGTTAAGAAATTTGTTCCAGAATAGTAGGCTGTTTTTATTCCATCAAGCTTTCCTCTAAACGACTCAGAAGCACTCCCATAGTACAAAGATGAAACCATTGTTTTGCCTGCAACGTTTGGGTCGCCGGCTGGTAACAATGCAGAAACTGCAATTGCGTATGGTGATGACACAGAAGCTACTGTGTCAGATGTATTACAAATTATTGCTGAACTTGCAGTTGTCCCATTTGATGAACAAGCCACTAATACCCCTCTTGATGCCGAATCGGATACAAACATTGTATCTGGTTCACCCATATAAATTACCTGCGGACCAAGACCTGTTACTGAAGGATATTCAATTTCTAGAATCAATTTACTTGCATCCGCGTAGACGTGGTAATTGCAAACTGTATCTTTTCCTAATGTTGTCGTTACTGCCGCAACTGGTGCTAAGAACAGGTTAGTCCATGCCAGTGCAGGTCTACCAAATACGCCAGCTACTCCTGCCGCCCCTGGAACGTAAGTATCCTGCAAGCGATAGGACATTGCGCAATAATCAGTTGTAGTAGTAGGGTTAATTGCTGTAGCACTTGCATCACGAAGATTTAATAGTAAGTTTTTATCTCCCGTATTACCAGTTGATTGCATAACTACATAGTCTGAACTAGATAAAGATGAAATATTCGTCCATCCTGCTGCTGTTAACTTATCAATAATTAATTGATACAATGCACCCCTTGTGCATGTTCCTGTTGTAAAAATATAATCTGTTGGTGTTGCCATAATAAAAATCCCCCTTAAAATTTATTAATTATTCTTTATAGTGACGTGAAAAACCACGCCAGTATCATCGCCAGCAGTTGAGGCACGTAGCACATCGCCTGCTGAAATTGTTAAATTTGTTGAACCTAAATTTGTGTATTCCTGTAAAGCTGTATTAGCTGTCAATGTTAATGCACTGCCGCCAACTAAATTCCAAACATCTGCTTGTGCTTGATAATTTGCTTTCGTCTGCACTTCGACATTAAAGGATAAATCCGAAGATTGTGGCTCGGAACAAATAACCGCAATCTTTTGTATTGTGCCGGAAAAAGGATATACAATCTCCGTGCTGCCGCCAACAAAAACAACAGTCCTCACGTCATCATAGACCGGAGAACCGTTATAAAATAACTTGCCGTTGACAACAGATAAGTTACTGACAGCAATGGGGATATTTTGAATGTTGGCATAATCAAGAATTACATCCATACTTTCCTTTTCAGCACGCTTAACCCAAGTTGTATTTGTAGCATCATAAATATATTCAGCCCAGCCCGACTTAACAGTAGGGTCTCCAGTGGCATCAATTACGTGTACTTGTAAACTTTCATACAAGTCAGCACCTGTAATAGCATCACGAGCTGCTATATTACTAACAACCCGCATTTCTTTTATGTTAGGCGGTAATTGTGCCAGAGGAACATAACCATCTGCATTTAAGTTTGGATAACCACCAGCTTGCCCCTTATTAGCCAGACTTTCTTTCGCATCCAATGCCATTTGTAGGCCTGTTATCGCAGCAATCGTATGCTGATCGGCTACATTTCTGCCTGTTAAATCACCATGTTTTATACTTGATGCACCGCCAAATGGTTTTAAAATCCAGGTTACACCATTATCTACAATAACATCACCCTCGCCATATCCAATAGGTTCAGTTGTTCCTGAAGTACCAGGAACACTGCACGAATAAAAACCCCAGCTTGGACAAGTTGGGGTTTTAACTGCTGCCTGTTTTTTATATTCCATGTTCGGCTGCCACATATCGAAATGTGCCTTGCTTTCTGCATGACTGTTAGGCAGGGCGTTTTCATCGACAGCTTCTAATGAATCATTAATAGCTGTTTTGCTGACCATTGTTGTGCCTTTAAGTAGCGGGATGCTTAAATTTGTTGTTGTATCTGCCATTGTATCAACCTCCTAGCTTGTATGTTGTATCTCCGCCTTGTCCTTCAGCAATAAATAAACCCCTGAAGATATAACCATTTTCTACAGTTGCAATTGTATATGTATCTTTACCTGTAACAATTGCAATCTGGTTGTTAGGCAAAATATATTTGCCAGCATAATTTAAAACTGCTCCTGTAACATCTGCTGTTGTTTCAGTACCTAAAATAAAAATAGGCATCTCTGTATAGAATAATTGTCGTTGTACCGTGTAATCATTTGCAGGTATAACGATTCTATCAGAAACAGCCCAATTAGCTAACCTAGCTTTTATTTCATTTTCACTTAAACACGCATCTACCATAGTAGGATACTTCCATAAGAACGTACGTTTTTGTGCTTGATAAGATTCTAAACCGTCTTTCGCAGTGTACAGTTCTAATCTTGTCTCACTATCAATATCGGTACTATCTTTGCACCGTTGCGCCCATGTATAGATAAATTCGTTATTCGTCGGAATATATTCAGCAACCTTTATGCTGCCAACATACGCCTTGATCAAATAACTTGCTCCATCCGGCAACGTATAATCCAAGGTTGTCCAATACTCTGCAGTATCATCTTGTGAGGCCACACCATATTTCATATCCTTATTACGATTAACCCAAGTCATTGTAATATCGCCATATGGATTAGTTAATTTCTTTTGATCGGTTACATTAAAGCATGACATTCTAAATTTTGCGGGTGGCAATGGACGTTCTGCTCTACGAACTGTGGTTAAATCTACTGCTTTCAAGGTATTAAACTCTTCTGATTCATCTACGCTTGAAGTGGTTATTGTATAAATTTCTGATACAGTTTTACCAGCTTCACAAACATATCCACCAGTCGTAACATTAGCAATTTTAGAAGATTCGACAAAGAATATATTGTCACCGCTTCCATGTGACTGCGGTACCGTGTCATAGATTCCACGAATAATACCTTTTAGCAAGTAATTCCCGTTTGCCATTTTTTCAATACTGGACCATGCCATTATCTCATCACCAATAATCATAATCTTACCGCCCTGTCTTGCACTTTCTACGTTTGGTAAGCCTGTACTTAATAGTGATGATTGTAATTTATCTAATCCGCCAAAGTCAATAATTTGAATACCATCATAATCAATAGCATCCGTAAATTCCCCATAGTCGTATACTAAGCGGCCTGTTGTTGTCCATTTGGTCATACTTGACGTACTTACAAATGATTCACCAGAATTACGCCACACAGTCCACTTAATGGTGTCTGTATCTGGTTGATTGGCAAAAGCAAATACATAACTATTTTTTTCTGGCATTAATTCATAAGGCATTTCCATAAACCTATAATTTTGTACACCTGTTGGTGTTTTGGCATCTGGATTCCAATTCGTTGAACCAGAATAACCAAAAGTAGTTTTTTCCAAACTGAAAACATCTTCGATTAATTCTAATTTAACCTTGCCTTCAATGAATGTACCAATATCAACGTCAGTAACACGGAAGAACATGTTTTTAATTCCGTATGCAGGAAAATTCAAACGGACAACTTCACCAATTCTTTCCGCAGATAAAGTTCTATTCCCTGTAATGCTAGCAGTAGCTAAAGGATAACCTTGCTGCATTTCTTCGCGCTGTGCTGCCCATAACGCATTTTCTGCACTAGTGAAATATAGATAATTGTATGATTTTGTTGTTTTACTTCCGCCATTTATTTCGATTACTGCCGGATCACTATCTTGTAGAGAACTTTCTTCGTACTGATTATTTCTATCCGTATATGTTACCGAAATTTCCCCTATAGTTTCTTGCCAATCTAAACGAGTATAAGTAATTTCAGAGCAGTTTGTTTCGTCTATTAATGTCGCTGTAGTAGCGTCAAGATCATCACGAATCAATTTATACGTCCATTTACCTGTCGTTGGTTCCTGATACCTGACTCCGTTAATATGTTCCAATATGCTGTCAATTACTGTTGCGCCATCGGTTAACGTGCTGATTTTGACAGTTAAGCCAATACCTTCAGTTTTAAGCGTTTCCCCCATCTCAATTAGAGACTCTACGTTTACAACTTCATCCGTTTGATTCATTCCCCAATCTTCATTTACATAGATTTCATAGATTATCTCAGCAGGGTTAGCATCATCACCAATAGCACCTAAACCTAATCTGTTAGGTATCCATTGATAGTCAATCCATACCGTAGGAATAGTCGCTGATTTACCAACATAAGCTCCAGGAACAACCGTCATTAAGTAAGGTCTATACGCAGGTGTCAAACCTCTTAATTCTTCCTGCACACTATCTTGACTCATTTGTTCGACCATCCATGAATCTACGCCTTGCGTATCTCCACCGAAATAAACATTGTAATTCCCTATAAAACCACCTTGTTCATCAGCACCACCAAATAATTCATCATCATTAATACTAATTGTAAAAGGATTAGGCGTATGTGCTTCTCTTGATTCGTCACCACTCCAAACCGCCCCCATATCGGATTCTTCTGTATCGCTATCATATTTATTCATATATAAGGCGCGAACCCTCGCACCTTCGCCAGACCAAGCCCATAATTGCTGATAGCCTAGGTAATACTTAAAACCTTTTTGGATTGTAGTTCTTAGGTTACGCTGATTAATCAACCAACTTAAAAGCCATTGAATGGCAAGCATTATGTATTTGCCAGCTTTAACTTCTTTAATTGGCAGCGGCGGTGTATCTTCTTCTGTGGTCGTTCCACCAACAGGCCCACCTTCGTTTCCACCACTCCACCCATGTGTATGAGGTTTGGCCGCTGTACCCGTAGTTTTTTCAAGAAAATATTTAGCTAATTCCGATAAGATTACTGGCCATGCCGAAAAATTAGCGTGCGCGGCATATGCCTCTGTATAAATACTAGACGAAAATCCACCATAGTAAATAGTTAGAGGATCTTTTAGAATCGTTCTTCCCATGACTGCCGGAATCGGTGTTCCTATGCTAGTTTCAGTAAAGCTTAATTCTGCGGGATCGGAAGATTCAGAATCACTAGATGAACTCTTATTTAAAAAGAAATAAGCTAAAGCTGTTATGCTCCAGCCTACCCAAGGATTAGTTGACATGTTTTGCACCACCTATCATATTTCAATGGTACCAATAAATCCGTCTGTATCACGCTGTATCACTAGCGAATCAACCCAATATACGCCACGTCCAACAGCAGTATGTTCTGGATTAGCCGGCGGAACGTAAGGACAACCTGTAAAATTAAGTGTGTTTTTAAATTTAATTGCACAAGTTTTAAATAAATGATCACAACCAGGTGCGATTGTAATATCTGCACTTGGTGTTTCTATAAACGGATACTTTAATCTGATTCTATTACCTACATGCAAGGAAACCTGCCTAATACTGCTTTTATACCTAATTACACCGCCAACAAAATAATTATCGGCATACTTAGCAAATGTCGATGAATATATATTTAATCCATTAATACTATCAATATAGGCATTTACCGTTAAATCAGATTCTTTCAATCGGCATTTTTTATCGTAAATAACGTTACCACAAGTAAACTGTCTTTTACCGTTGGGAATTTCCTTTGACATATAGCCTTCCATTTTGACCGTTAGCTCACAGCTAGAATTGATGAAAGATCCCTGTGCAATTCTGCCTGTAAAAATAATATCAAGCTTAGTGTGATCTTGCTCATGCAGCCTTAGTACTTTAAGTGTGACAGGTGTTTCAGGTGGCGGTCCTTGATATGCCTTGGCAATAACATTATCTTTAGGAACTGTAACGACTAATGCCGCCGTACTTCCTTTTGAATTAGGTTTAATTGTTTCTCTTGTGATATAGTCCGAAAAATAGGTTTCCGTAGAAGTGACTCCGTTATCGGTATACACTACATCAATATCACGTGAAGCACTTGTATATAAATAATCAGTTCCATTTAAATTAAATTTATAGCATTCAAGCGGCCTACCGTCTTGCTGGCTGTTTTCATAAGTGCCTATGTTTGTATCTGCCATTTAATCACTCACCTCCACCATCGATAAAGTTGTACTTGCTACTTCGCAAGTCTCATAGTCAGTTTCCAATGTATCTGAATCTAAACGGTATTTACACAGAAAAGATATTTTAGCTACATTATTGTTAGTTAGATCGTTTTTCAAAGACGACTGTAAATAGATCTTACCGTACTCTCCTGTAGAATCTGTGGAATAGCCAGAAACTTTAATAATTTCGGCACTGCCGTTTCGATAAAATACAATTAACAATTTTCTGTTCGGATTAGATGAACAATATTTCCAGTAATAGACGAACTTCGTGTAAAGTACTATATCACCCTTATACGCATCTTTAGCCAAGTCAACATCATTAAGCCAAGTTGGATAATAAAAGCTTTTTAATCTTCCCATGCAGCGATAAAAAAACCGTTGCAAGTTATTAATCTGACTACGGCTCATCATTGTATAATCCAATTCTCTTGTTTCTTTCGGTAAGGTACTTCGCATATCATAAACAAATGTTCCGGATTCATTATCCAATCGCTCTGCATTTCTCGTATAGCTAGCGGTTAAATCGTTATTCCATGAAGGCGGTGTTAAAAATAGTTCATACCCGTTATAGTCAGTTGATAGATTTTTAGCGAACCTTCTACTAACCGTTTCATCATGTAAATAGTTTAATGCATCTGGAATATTTGGTGCTTGTGACTCCCTTATGATCTCAAAGTTAAATGTTGTAGAAGAATACCAAGCGGTAGTATTAGAGAATTTATTTTCTTTTGATAATACGGCCCAAGCTAAAGGATGTATTTTTGTAGAACCTGCTGCCCAATTATCGGTGAATTGTTTATTTAACGCAATTTCACCTGTACCAAAATATTGCGTAACAGGGTAAATTTCGCCACCATATTTATCATCTAACCAGAGCTGGATATATGAACAACCTCTATATTGCCAAATGGAAGAAGGTGTAACCATAGCTGAATTACCACCTGCATAACAAATACGATCTGTCTGGTATGCAGCATGCCATATAGGTATTTGCATAAGCGTTGTCTGCCCTGCGTAAATCAAATTCCGTAAATATTGACTTTGCTTTGCGTTCATACCTATATAATCATAAGCAACACTTCGTCGCGGATAAACTCTTAATGCGGCTCTTTGTTCGCTGTTATCCCAAGCGGTATGAATTTGCGTCAAGAATTCTATTGTTTCAGTTATTTTTTGTTCTGCCATACTATGACCCCCACCATGGACTCAGATCAAATGCTCTATCTCTTGTAATTGTTACACTTGATCGTCCTATCCATTTCCACAAATCCCATAACATCCAAGGCTCCACGACTGGTTTTGTCATTTTGTTAATTGAAGCAAATGTTTGTATCATTAGAAACTCGCCTAAAATCAGCATAGTTCCTTGACGAATTAGCTCACGTGTTACCGCTATAGCTTGATCGCCTTGCAAGAAATTCATAGGATATTGACCATATGCTTTTAAGCTCGTTATTTTAGCTAACAATACATTTCGTTCAGTATCATTAATTTGTAAACCAAGATTAAAAATATCTTCTACAGATAATCCTGTTTCGTCTCTTTCAATTAAACGCTTAAAAGCTACATGCATTATAGAATTTAAATACGCTTCGATACTTGACCAACGAATACTTTGCATTATCGAAGCCTTTTTCTCCATTGCCCGTGAACCAATAAAAAAAGCTGGTAAATCTAAATCCGAGGTTAGCTCAATTGCAAAATTGTGGCTTTCTAATATATCATAACAAATTCCTAGATCACTAATAGTCGTAACATTTGTTTTGATTGTTATTGCGCCATTACCATCTGTAACCGTAAATGTTTTCTTACCAAGATTCCAAACGTAAGACCAACTAGTTTGTAATGAATCATAAACTAATGTTTCATTGTCACCCCAATCGATATTCAAAGCTTCCATTTCATCAAAGGTTAAAGTATCACCATAATATTTATTTGGAATCTTTAATCCTAAATGACTAAGATTTTTTAATCTTACTGAAAAATAAGGGCGTGGTGGACGGATAAAGCTAGGATTAACTTTTCCTATTGCGCTACCCCATCCAGTCTGCATGATAGCTCCACGTGACATTCACCCACCCCCTATTGTTTTATACTAATTCCATCGTAACCAAAACCACCGCTACGTTTTACGTGTGGAAATGCTTGATATAAATTACCGCTATTAGGATAACTTATTTCATAAGTTTGTCCTGCAGTAACATTACGAATGGATATAGCATCTAAACCAGGTACATATCCAACTTGACTATAATTTCGTAGTGCATCTGGATCACGCTGCACATACAAAGCAATAGGTAAATTAACACTAATGCAATTTAATGTATTGGCATTACGCCCTACATCTTTAGAATCTTGGCTTTGTAAATATCCGTAATGAGGTATTTTAGGAAACCAAGATTCAGTAATAGTAGAAATATTACAAACAGGCATTGCTAATATCTTTCCTGTGCAACCGCTTGTTAAAGTTGTAGCATCTGGTCCAGCACTCGCCCATAATATTGGATTTGTTCTAAGCGGTGCAGCATCAATATCACACCTTAAAAATGTACTCGCCTTTGATGACATTCCAAATAAATGATTGCTTTCATTTTCTATTGCCATATCAGTCCATGCCGCCGGAAACATATTAACGCTATTACGACTACCACTATATATTGTTCCACCCGCCCAAGCTCCTACTTTTTGAGTGGTTGCTACCGCTAAATGCTGAAAAATTCCTTTTGTTATTTCTAAAGAGAATACAAGCAATACAGCTGGATCAGAGATTGCATTACAATATAAATTTAAATTACTTGTTGCGTTTGCTGGAATACCAACGCCTATTACCTCCTGGTTTACATGTTTCGTTGCATTCGGCTGATCGTACCATTTGCCGCTAGATGGCGTTGATGTATAGTTTGTTGAGCAAACAAGACCGATGCCATGCGCTAAATCTGTAGTTACATTATTTTGTGTTGCAAATATTGCTTTGCCATTCGCACTTCTAAAGTTCGCGTATATATCACCGTTTTGTAAGGTTAATCTATATCCATCAGAGGTACCAGATTCATCTATTGCAAGGTCTTGCGTTAAATTTTCTAAAGCCGTCCAGCCATTTGCAATAGCAAAATCTCGCATTTTTGTTAACACATCATCTGGACCTGCCAAATTACTATATAGTTGATATGCCATACTCAATCCTCCAATTTAATAACACAATTCATCGTGTTACTTATTTCTGTTATTTTTTTATCCTGCTCTAAGAGAGTGTTTTCATCGACGATTCCAGTTCTTCCATGCGCTATATGCCATTTACGTCCTTCCCAGCCATTAGGAACTACTAAATACAATTTGCTGTTAACTGTTACTTCCCCATAACGATAAACAGGGCTAGACATCCAGTAAATGTTCTTTAGTTTACCGAACATATTTACTGAATTATCTTTGCCCTGTACAAATTCTATAGGTTCTAACTGATAGATTTCACCGCCTGCAACGTCATATATATGCTTAACTTCACCACAATTAGTGTATGTCGGCCTTAGATAATGCCTTAATCCTATTGGTTGTTCTGGCTCTTTATGAGCATAATAGTAGCTAGGATATTGACCACCAGAATAAACACTAATTATTTCTTTTTGTACGGCATAGTTAGCAAATGATTGCCAAGTCCCATCAGGTAACATTAATTGTGCTTGGCTTAATCCTATACTATCATTCCATGTATCATCACCATTCCAAGGCGTTGCCGAAAAAGTTGGTACGCCATGGGAAAGACAAGTATTGCCAAGACTATACTCAAATTTAAATCCAACATTAGTTATAGGTGCGCCCGAGCTAGAGTAAGTAGTGCTTCCAGTTACTACTGCGCCAGAAGTTCCGCCAATAGCCACAGCAGGAAAAGCGTATTCTGTGGGTATATGATAAGGATCTAAAAATCCAAGATGCGCTACATCCCAATAACCACTATTATAAGTAACAATTGTTAGCCGTTGCCTATCCTTCGTGAGCCAGAAATTTATATAACCAGCTTCGGGTCCATCAATATTCATTCCAATTGCAGGGAAGCCAATTCCAGGCATTAACGGCGGTACCATACTTAATGTAGATTGTGGATTTGCTATATTTATATAATTAATAGCTTGAGTTGGAATGTAAGGTCTTTGTCCTCCCGCTTGTTCATGCCACTCCAAACCAGAACTATATTGCTTGAACACTCCTAAAAACATTGCTTGTGAGGATTTATTGAGTACATCTGGATCACTGAATTTATAATTATTAATCACATCATTTCCGTACTTATCTTTTGTTATTGTTTTAATGATATTATCGGAAATTGATATCTTTACTTGATCTGGTTGTAAACCTAGTCCACTTTTTGAATATATAAATTCGCTTGTCAAAATAGAATCTTGATAAAACCATTTTTGATATGTTTCACCTTTTATAAATGATTTCGGCATTAATCCAATGTAGAAATGTTCTCCATCTTCCCACCCATGTGCTTTTAAAATGGTTCCGTTTGGATATGGCTCATTTCGTATAAGTTCCCAAACATCATCATTATGTATAGTCGAATCTGCACACCACGCAATGATCTGCGTTATTAAATCATCAAAGCTAGTTGCAGTACCTTTTAAGTAAGCCATGTAATCAGCCCCTTAATACCACTGTATAGCAAAATATTCGTCATTATCTCTACGTGAAACATTATTAAATACCATGTAAGATTTATTATTATAAATGATCGTTTCCTTGCTTGATAAATCTTCTCTATTACCAACGAAAAACACACCGTCAAATTGACCAATAATACCTGCTGGATAAGTTTCATACAGTAGCTCTGGCAACATATTAACATTTTCGATAGTCAAACTAGTATCAAGTACAGTTAGTGTATTGGTTGGTTCCGTATTTTGTGGCCATACACATAACTTTTCAAAATGCATTGTTGTATCGGACCTGTTTTTGTTTAACCCCGATCGCCAAGTTCCATCCGGTCTGCGAACTCTAAGCGAAGTAGTATTTTCGTTTGCATTATCACTCGCCAGTATGCTATAAGCTCCAAGTCCTGCAAACTCATCACTGCCTGGGTTAAGAAAACAACTATGTCCTGGCGTTGTACTAGTCCATGATTTGCCTTGAATATAACTACCACCGATAGCTAAAGGATAAGGGTATTGGCGTTCTACTGAGACAGGTGTTAAAAATCCACAATAGGCCATTTCAAATTGCGTAGATAATTGCACCACAAGAATGAATCTTGATGTGTTGGCAGATAGCCAAAAATTTGTTCTAATATCGCCAACCATTGGCACTGTAGGCAGATATGTATGCGGTATTGCTCCTGGTTGTTCTGACCAACCTAACCCCGTATCAAATCCACCAAAACCATTCAATACAATGTCAACTTGTCCTGTATTCACTGTACTATCTTCAATTTTCATACCCAAATAAATTTTGTCTTCGCCATCACCTACGCCCATGAGTATTACCTCATCGGTAATACTTGCGACAGTAACAGGACGCAAAAGCGTCCATGCGTTTCCTGTACCAAAATTAGCTTCACTGGTCAAAAACGTAACTACTTGTTTAACTAAATCTAAAACACTAGTTGAACTAGATTCTAAAGTTGCCATAATACACCCCCTATGTTACTAACCTTTTTATTATGCTCGAATTATTTTTCACGAAATTAACCAACACCCTCTCACCTTCTCTTGATTGCAAATGCTTACTTATTTCGTTAGGATCAGTTACATTTACAACTTTTAAAGGCACGCTAACGTTATTGTTACTTGTTAAACTTGCAGCAACGTCTGAAGCTCCTGCGCTAGGTCTGCCGGATAAAGAACCGCCGCTTGCATATTTAGCCTTAACTTCACCGAATCCCGAAGGGATAAGACCATTGTTCAGGCTATCAAGAACTCTAGTTCCCAATTTTCTTGCCGCTGAAGCTTTAATTACGTATTCACCATTGGCTATCCTCACGAATTTTTTGTAATTTCCAAGGTAAGCAAGTATGCTATCACTAGTTCCCGTTCCTGGGCCTGTAACTTTACCACTATCAAATGAACCGCCATCTGCAAATTTGAAAGGATTCTGCCAATCAGTAGATGGAAAGTACTGACTAGCACTACCTAGATTAACCTTATTATTAGAAGCACTAGAACTAGTGCCACCAAGCCAACCATTCATTAAGTTTTTTACTAATTGATTTGCAAATACTTTATTCATTTCAGTAAGGATTGTAATAGCTAGATCCTCTACTGCGTATGATAATTTTTTACATGATAAATAACCACTTTCAAAGAAAGTGGTTAATCCATTTTCTAAACCTTGTTTTCCTGCACTGTATGCATCTTCTATTAATGATTTTGTTCTACCAAGCTCTGCATTTGTAGCTGCAGTTTGTTTTAAAAGTTTAGCCATAGCAAAAGAAGTTTTACTCACTTCATCTGGCGTTGTCATTAATGAAGCGGTTGTTTCTAATTGATCAGCAGCAGCATATTGCAACTTAGAAGTATTTAAATATTGTTGCTTCTTTACAGCTTCAGTTCGTTCCGATTTCATTCCAGTAGTTAAGTTTGAATCAGCGTTTATTTTATCAGTTTCACTTTGTGCTATTTCGTTAACTTTCTTTATTGCATCTTCTAAAAAATCCTTCGTACTATCGTTTAGCTTTTTGATCTGTTCATTTATCTGATCAACTAAATCAGTTCTGCCTAGGGCTTTGGCTTGCCTTAATTCATCGTTTAATTTAGCCAATACTTCCTTAGTTGATTCTGCTTGTATTACCGCGTTTTCACCTATTATATTAGATACGCTTACTGTCCCATCCTTTAGTCCATCCAGTAATTTATTTTGTTTTGCAGATAAATCATTATTGGCTTTTTCTACTTCTTTTTTAGTTTCGTTAAAACGTGCTGTCAAAAGTTCACTTTGATTATTTTGTTCGAGAGCAGTTAGCCCTTCACCATAATTATTGGCTGTGAACTTTTCTTTTAAACCACGTGTTTTTATCGCTTGACGAATTTTCGCAGCGTCTTCTAATTTTCCTTTAGCCTCCAAGTTAGCCGCCTTTACTTCCGCTTCCTCATCCGATAACTGCTGCAATTCCGTGTTATTTAAAGCGTTTAGCTCTTGAAAAACCTTATCACGTGCTTTTTGTCTAAGATCATACTGTGTTTGCAACTCAGTTAATTCAGTTCCTAAATTTTCTTTTTCTACAGGCTTAATCCCTGGATCATTCATTTTTTGTTGGGTATCAGACATTTTCAACTGGATTAAACCTAGCTCTTTATCTGATTTTGCTTGTTCAGTCTCTTTCCTTTGAGTGATATAATCTTCAACACTTATAGGGTTTTCTGCTGTACCTGTTTTAGTATTATTGTAACGTTGTTCAAGAGAGCTTGCTTCTTTGTCTAAATCAGCAATATATTTTTGAACGTCACCAGACGCTTGAGCTTCTAATTGCTTTATTCTAGCATTAGCAAGTTCTTTCGATTCTTGCTCTTGCTCTTTTAAGCTAATTTTGCCATCATTAATTTTACCTGGCGTTTGTATTTGTGGGTTAATCGCTAATGCGTTCATAGCTTCTTGTTGCTCATCGTTATATCGATTTATATCGTCTGGATTAAGCTGCCTGCGTGCTTCGTAAATATACGGAATAGCTTGTTCATCTGTAAGATAAGATAAATTGGGTACTCCTGCTATCCCTGCTGCCCTACGCATTACCTCTGCTTGACCACCACGGCCATGTTGCACCGCTGTAGAATAGACAACTTCCTGCATAACTTTAGAACGTTTATTTGCATCTAACGCAATAGACATATCTTCTGCATTATCTGAATTGGGATTATCATAATACAACGCTTTTGCATATTCATCTTGTAATTTATTAAAAGCATCACCATATTTATTCTCAGCCGCGTGCCATAAATTTTCAAAATCGGATTCTCCAGGAGTACCATGAGATAGTAAATCTCCAACCTCCCATCCTCCCTCTTGCAGCCACTTAACAAAACCCTGTGGAGTTCCCATATTAGTTGCAAACTGATGTCTTCCATAACTGACACCACCACGATCACCAATACCGCTACTCACCGTATCGTATCCACCCTCGTGAGCTGCATGGAGCCAACCAAAATCTTGATTTCCACCAGTAGAACTTCCACCTGCCCCTGCTTTACCACCCGATAATCTATTTTTTGCATCAGCGGTTTTATCAAGCCAATTTATTACTTTCTCTAAAGCCCAACCAGCGGCCATAGCAATTGCTCCCCATAAAGTAGCAGAAGCTAACCCACGTAATGCAATTTTAACAACTCCGATTGCCGCTTCCATTCTCCCCATTGCAACCGTAGCTCCAACCGTTCCCGCCGCTATTTTTGCCCCTGCCGTTGCGCCAGTATTCCCAAGCGCTTGTGATTCTATTCTTGCCTTAATTGTAGCTTCTTTATAATCATCCATAGCTTTAACGAATTTGCTTATTATAGCCCATGTTGCTAAGGCAGTAGTTACACCGTAAAGATTATTAACAATAAAAGCTAATAAACCACTAACGCCACCGAGTGGTCCAAGTAGATACGTTGATACAAATTTACCTGCAACTATAACTTTATCACCAAACAAAATAGTATAATCAACAAATGATTTCAAATAACTTAATACTTCTGGATTAAAAGATACCTTCTTTGTTGCTTCATCAACTACAAATAAAGCAGCTGTAAGGTCCTGAATTTTAGTTTTTGCAGTATCGAATACTGTTTCAAATGCACTACCCGATGCTTGAGCATATTTGGATTCAAAAGCTTCTAAAGTACCAGTCATTGATTTTGCCCATGTACCGCTTTTAGCTAGTTCATCCATACCACTCATTTTTTCTTGTAAATAAGCAAATAGACCACCAGCCGTTTGTTTCGCCTGCTCAACACCTTCATTTGTAATGCCTAATGATCTTGATACTTGTGAATTCTGATCAATAGTTCCGCTAACCATAGACCTCAATTCTTGTGTTATCTGCATGGAATTACCTTGCGGGCCAAGCATACTTTTGACTGCTTTTGTACCCATAACAGTAAGATTAACCATTTCCTCAAGCGTCATTTTTGCTTTTAACCCTGGTGCAATTATAGATTGAAATCCTTCTACTAAATCACCTGTTTTTAGTCCAACTGTAGCCGCTTTTTGATTTATTTGATCTAAAGTATCTTTTGAAACCGCCATTGCAGTGTTTAAATCCATTTGCCTATCGTTCCAATTAGTCATTGAAGTTAGTATTCCGGCAATACCCATTTGTGCAGTTTCCATCTGTGTATCAAACGATAGTCCGGTACCGAAAACTGTCGTTGCTATACTTTTAATAGACTGAAACATGCCAACAATACCATAGCCCGCCATACTAATCTTGCTAAGAGTACTTAAAAAACCTTCACCACTTGCCGTTGCTCCGTTAAAAACCCCGCTACCAGCTTGTGATATGGTATCAGTAGTATTATTAGTGCCAGTTATTTTATTTGGCGCTCTAGGGCTAATAGAAGTTGAATTTACCTTACTAAACGCTGTGATAATATCATTACTAGCTCTTTTTGCACTTACTGTAGCTTCTTGCATATTAGCAGCAAAAATCGCTCCAAATTGGCTAATTTTTTCATTAAGCGAATTAATAACTATTGTTAACTGTTGTAATACTGAAAGTGTTTGATTCGCATTTGAAGCAATATTAACTTTAACACCAGATCCAGTAAATTTATTTAGCTTTAAGCGTGTATTATCAATTTCTCTTCCTGCATTTTTAACACCATCTGTTACCTGTTGCATAGCATCTTTACCTTGTCTAGCTACAGGATTAAAAGAACTAGCTATTTTATTTACAGTTGAATTGATATTTTCTAATACAGCTATTACTTTATTGCCAGTCGAAGTAATTGAAGAAAACGCTTCATTGAAACCTTTTCCTGCATTAGCTCCGTCTGTATTAGTTTGGCTAGAGACTTGCCGAACAAAGTCAGTAAATTGTTTTAACGCATTGATTGCTTGCGCATTGTCAGCAGTAATTTTAATTTCAATAGTATTATTTGCCATACATTAACCTCCTTTGCTTAAATTTGGACGTGAAAAAAGCACCTGCGTTTTTGCAAGTGCTTTTATTTATGTATTTATTTCTGTACTTCGTATTTTTCTCCTATTGTTAAATCTTTAAATACCTCATTAAGACATTTACTTATTGCTTCTTTTTGAGCTCTTTGAGGGCTAGGAGAACCAAATCCATTACCAGCTTCACCCTGTTTAGTGACATCAATTCTATAAAGATATTCTTGAGTTTTTACATCTACAATTCTCGCTCTAAGAGTTATGTTTTGCGATATGATATTAGTCCAGCCTGTCGTCGTGTATTGACCACCTTCGTTATAAAAAGGCAATACTATTACATAATCATATCCAAATTTTTCACCAGCATTAATAAAGTCATCCCGTTTTAATTGATCTAAATTAACAACATTGTGGTCTTCTGCTACTATAAGTAATTCCTGATATACCTTATTATCCTTAATTACATTGTATTTATTTTCAGGAAATTTCTTTTCAATTTGCTTATCAATTTCCTTAATGATTCTTTCTTCCGAAATCATATTTTTGTCGCCAGCCAAAACTACAGCAATTTTAGGCACATTTGATGAAATCTTAGAAACTGAATCAATACTTTTCGCATTTACCACCGAACAAAATAATACCATACATAATATTAATAAAGAAATCCTTTTCATGACAAAATCCTCCAATGTTTTTGTTTTATTATAGCAAAAATTGGTTTCTTTGCAAATGATATATTCCAAAGCTATTTATTTGTCATTGATTTAATGTACCCTTCTAAGTCTTTTTTATCACTCCAAACAGCCATCCTAATATCGAAAATGTAATCAATACGCGCCTTTAATGCGGCGTTATAAAACAGCAACATTTGATCTATCGTGTAGCGCTTTATTTCCTCAAATGAATGACCGCTATCTCTTAAAGTCGTAACAATCTCAGTCCAGTTTATTTCTTTATTTTTGCTTGTATCCCCTTCGTTACTTGGGACAAGCGTGTCGTAAAAAAATCAATGTTCTTATTGACTATCTTAGCGATCAATAATATTCCTTGCTCATAATCGAAGTCGTTCTTTTCATCAAGATAAAATGTTGATGGTTTTCCAGTGTATACCGAAATAAGTTCCACAACCTCTGGAAAATGCTCTTCAACTATTTTACCAACTGTTTCAACGAATGTTTGATCGATTTTAACATTGTTGTTTTCATCAAATTGCAGGCTAGTTCCATTAAACAATCCAAATATTGCAGTACCGAATGATGTAAGTAATTCAATAACTTTTGGCAACTTAGCAAAATGGAACGGTCTAATCTCAATAACTTCACCTGCTACGGTAACCTCTACTTCTGGTAATAACGTTTCTAATTCATTTGTTTCTTTTTTAGCCATTTTATAATCCTTCTTTCGTTTTATATTTATATATAAGAAAATTGTATTTTCGTTATTTTCAAAGTTAAAGGGCTATGCATTAACATAGCCCTAATAATTTATTTATTTACATATGTGATTTTATACAGTGGGTCGTCTGGATGGTTAGTAGAATCGTCTAATACTGTGCAATCGATTTTAAAGTTACTGAAATCATCAGAAATTAAACCAATATCGCCATTAGGTTTTAATGATACATGCCAAAAATCTATTACTTTAGGTTTGCCGTATGTAGGGTCACCTACAAAGAATAAATACCCTTCAATATTAGTAGTTTTTCCAGCAGATACTTTTGGATATTCAGCAGCAGGCACAGTGTAGCTAATTTTTACTTTCGTATTTTCTGGAATAGTTGATTTTTCGGGAATTCTAATAATACCACCGCGCAGATCAACTTTGTTTGCTGTATAGTCGGTATCCTTGATATAAGCACCAGAAACTACTTTAATTTCAAAAATATCACCTACAACAAAATCCTGACCATTTGCAACAGTAAATGTAACTTGTACACCTTCTGCTAAAGTTTGTGCACTTCCTGTTGCAGTTGTTGCAGTACTAGAAGTTCCAGCAATGCCTTTTTTGTACGTAAATTCCATGCCAGCAATAACACCACTTGCAGTATTTGCAGCTGTGATTGTTACAAAATAACTTCCGCTTGTAGTACCTGTATATGTACCACTTGAAGCTATTGTACCCGTACTTCCACTGCCACTTACAGCATATTTTGTAGGCTGTGCAATTGATGCAGCTGTAGCATTAAATGGAGCAATTGAAATACCTGTACAATTATAATAAGGTAACTGTACAAAGTCACCTGGAGATACAGTATATGCCTCATCTGTTACAGTTTTTGCTACCTGTGTAACTACACCTTCTTCACCATATAATGCAAGCGCTACATTATACGGATTGAATTCACTTAAAGTTAGCGCATTTGTTACTTTCTGTTCAGTGGTAGCTCTTGCATAAATGCTTTTTGAAGCTGTCATCGATTGCTTCTTAGTTACTTCAGTAATATCGTTAGTAATTGTACTGGCTTCAACATTCCCCAGATGCCTAAGCTTCGTAGGATTACTTTCGCTATCCCAACGATTAAAATAATAACTGCCAGCGCCAATGTCTAAATCCTTTGCATCTGGTGCAGCAAATGTTTGTAAATCAAATTTAAAATCTTTTTTCATTTGGTTATTCTCCAATCTATCGTTATTATTAACCTGCTGATACAGGTCGGTCTTTGGATATCCCCATCAGATAATGCATGGGTCACCTCAATGGTAGATCCAATGTTTAACTTTTCATTTAACTCACTCGGCCATTCTTTTAAAAGTTTAATGATTAACGTTTGCCATTTGTGTATTTCACTGTAAGGCGCGGCAGGATCTTCATCACTATTTTGAATACAAATATCAGCCCATAAAGTAACAAAGCCTTGCGTTTGGCGTTTGATTTTTATACCTGTCTCACCATCCCAAGTAACCTCAATGCAAGGATAAGTTTTACCAGTCCCTTTTGTACCGGCATAGACACCACCATCTAAAACAAATATCAAATTTCCTTCATCATCTGTTTTAGTGTTCATAAAATTAACAAGATTATCTAATATTGGCCACCAATATAATACTTCTTCGCCCATACTACCCTCTCCTAATCACCATAGAGATAGGAAAAGATAATGAAGTAATGGCATTACCATGCGCATCAACAAGTGGACCAGTAAAGGTTGTCGCGGTTATCTGATTAGTTAAACTATCAACCTGTTTAGCATAAACACGTCTTTTTAATTCAAAAGCATCTGCACCCTCAATTTGTCCGTTAGTGTTCATCATTGATTTTTTCTTTGCAGTTTCCATGAGTGCATAAGCTTCTGCTAGTTCGGCAATTTTAAAAGGCGTAGGATTTGCTATATTAGCTATCGCTACACCTAAACTGGTTGCTAAATCTTCTATATAATTAGTAGATTTCTTGATATGCGTTTCTGTAACATAAGTTTTAAGCATAGAATCATCAATTAATGTTGTGTCAAAATAAATTCTATCACTCATAAACCAGCCTCCTTTGTAGCTCTCATTGAGTAATTAGCAAACACTTCATTTATGTATTCGCGTTTCAACATTCCCGCTTCACGAATAAACATATCCGCTTTAGTTCCAGGATGATGTACTTTTTTAGCAAATACAAATTCAGCACTATTACTTGTAAAACCTGTAGTTCTAAGATTTCTATACATATTAGGTGTAACCTCACCACCACCGGTACCTACAAACCAGGCCCAACGTAAGCATTGTTTCTTGGTTGGTACAATATCATGTGGTCGAGTGCCTTCATGAACCCATTTTCCATAGGGAGCAATTTTCTCGTCAATATATACTCTACCTTCTACCTTACTTTCATCACTAAAAATGGTTTCATCGGTTATTGATCTAATCAATGCACCTGTCCGAGATATAAACTTATGCCGCATTACTGCTAAATCTTTTACTGATCTTGTTGATTCTTTCATTCCCAAACGCATATTTTTCTCAAATGTACGTGGTGTAATATCGGCAGCTTTTAAGAAACTAGCGGTAGTAGGGGTATTAAATGTGATATCCATGATTATTTACCGTTTGCTGCTTCTGCTGCAGCTTTAGCCTCTGCTTCATCGTCTTTTGACCTTGCTGGTCTCTTTGTAAATCCTTGTTTTTGGTAGTCGGACCATTCACTATCATTTATGATATATGGATCTTGACCATAATAAACTGTAGCCGTTTTCAATTCGATCATCTCGATCATCCTTTCTAAATAATAGAAAAGAAGGGGCTTTACCCCTTCTCACTACTTTTATCCAATTAATCTTGCAGCTAATTCTGGCTGAATTGTTTTAAAACCACATAACATATCAATAGACACAATATCCGTTTTACTCTTAATGTCATAGCCAATAGTAACACGTAATCCAAGCCCGTTGTAATTAACATAGCTAGATTCTGTATTACCCATTGGCTTAGTTAATTGACGACTTACCATTGCAAAAGCGTTTTTGTGAAAAGCAATGTTTGCAGCATGGTCACTAACAATAGTTACTACTGCAGTTGCTGTCATTGTTTTTTCTGCTGCTGGATAAAAAGATACTGTTGCACTGTTAGCAGCTGCTGTTACATCTGCTGTTATCACGTATGGCTGTGTATCACCAGCAACTTTAAAGATAGTACCTTTTTTGATTGTGCCAGTTAAAGCTGTTGCAGTTAGTACCGCTGTATTGGCTCCTGCCGAAACTTCTGTACTAATCGTTACCGCAGGAGTAGCTGTAAACCCACCATTACTATGAGTCTTAATGTTCTGATCCATGTATGTATCAAAACCAAACTTACGGCCCAAACTAGCTTCTACAAGCGCAGCATCTGTTCCACTAGCATCAACACGATTAAATGCATCTAATTCTAACAATGCGGCTTCTGCGTCAGTATTGACAACTAAATTTCTGCCAACCAAAGGAACCTTGTTATCATTCATGATTTTTCTAACGCCTGTAATAGCGGCGACTGTACCAGGTGTTGTACCAGCAGCGCCAAAATAATAAGGCACATCCGCATAAAGAGCGGCGATACTAGCATCAACAGTCTGTGCGATTGACATCATCGCTGGTTGTACAAATTGTTCAGAGAAATTAACAATATTCAGATTTAAATCTTTTAATGATATTGGAAATGACACATCGAACAATTTATTCATGACGATAGGAACGCCAGTTTCTTTTGCATCTTGTAGCTCAATTTCACCGTCGAATTCATCAGTTTTAAAAGTTGCTGGCTTGCGAATAGTAATTGTATCTCCTACATTTGCAAACTCAGCAGAGTAGTTATGATAAACCAATCCACCAAAAACCATGTTATTTTCTAGAGCCATCAAAGACTCTCTTGCGATAATCGAAGGGGTTAATAATGTATTTGCCATTTATCTATCATCCTTTTTAAATTTATTTTTGTGTTGCTCGCCATTTTTTGTATTGTTCTTGTGTCATATTTTCGACATCAATATTTTTACCATTCGCACCACTGCCTGCACCTGGATTAGAACTATTCATAACAAACTCTGGATTAGCTTCTAAGAAGCTTTTTACACCTTCTTTGACAGTTAATTCATTGCCATCATCAGCAGTGAATACAAACGATTCTGAACCATCATCAGCTATTTTAATATTGTCCTTAAGTAATTTTGATAATTGTGACGGTTTCACGGCTTTACCTTCTGCAAGGGCTTCTTGCAAAACAGAATCACGCATCATGTCAATGCGTTTTGATTTTTCCTGTGCTGCAAGAGTCTTGTATGTGTTATTTTCTTCTTGCAGTTTCTTAAGTGCTCGATCAGTTTCTTTGATCTTACTAGTAAGGGCGGCAACCTCTGGAGAAGTATTTTTTGCACCACCAGCTTTAGCTGCTTCTTTTGCTTCTTTAAGTGCTTCCAGAGCCTCTTCAAGTTCAGCTTCATCATCTGGTAAGTCGGTTTCAATACCACTATACTCAGACAATTTTTTCAATTTAGCAGCAAGTTTTGCCTTATCTTCTTCAGCTTTTTTAGCGCGATTTCTAAGGCCTTGGTTTTCACTATTCTTTTTCTTTACTTCACCTTGTGATTCTTTGAGAGATTTAATTAAATCTTCATTACCTCCCTCTGCCTCTAACTTTGTGATTAATTCTTCAAAATTCATTATTTTACATCCTCCTGGGATAATTTATTTTTTGACCTCCAAGGGTCTTGAAATTGATATAAAAATAGCGACTATGCTTAATTGCTAGTCGCTTTATTCAACAATCATCCAATCTTCGGCTAGGATATCTGATATACTCGGTACCCATGTATTGAAAGAATTTAGTACATTCTTAATCACAAAGAAAGGTAAGATTTCAGAAAACTCATAATCTCCGCCTTTATTAAGTTGAATGTACATACTTTTTCCATTCCAACCTTTGCGGCAAACTCTAAAACCTTTTTTTAGAGCTTCAACAGCCAGTCCAAAGGTCATGCCATCCGTTTTACGATTGGCTTCTTCAAATATGCCTTTAGGAGACCAAGAAATATAACCATCCCTATACTTAACTAAATATCCTTCGTCCTTTGGGTTTTCATCTGCAGGTATTGTCCATCCTTTGAATTTATTATATTCCCCTCTTGTCATGGGTTCTGCCTGAATAATTTTTACTCCGATATATTGCTCCAAAATAAACACTCCTCAAATTAATTTTAAACATAAAAAATAGCGACCTATTTGATCGCTTTATCTTTGATTCCCATATTCTTTTTTAATTGTCTTGCTGAAATAGTTCTGATTTCTCCGCCAGCATAAACCGTCACTTTTTTATCATTTGGCATTCTGGCGACTTCTGAACGTTTAAAATTACCCATTAACTCCACTCCTAACCAAGTAATAATAGCAGGCGATTAGCCTGCAGTAGATAAGGATCACCGCCTTTCTTAAATTATATCATTTGCTCTCATATAGATATCCTGCTTTGCGGTCTCCAACATTCCTATCAAGTCTAAGTAATTTAATTTTTTATCCCATCTTATTTCAAATGTGCCATCTTTATTTTTTATGACAACAGCCAATCCTTCAATAGTCCCCTTGCTTATTTTTTGATTTACCATATCGGCTATTTCTTGGCTGTTATTTGGGAAATTTAATATTTTACTCATAGCAACACCGCCTTCTACACTTATATCAGGGCATGAAAAAACCGCCTTACTAGGCGGTCAACTTGCTAATATTTACTTGTACTCTTCGTCGCAATTCAGCTTCATCTATATAGCTAGCACTCCCTTTTCTAATGAGTGCATTCGGCTCAAACATATCATTATCCATGAAAATTTCATCAAGTACGCTAAATTCAGCTTCTGTAAAATTATCCGCATCAGCCTCATGAAAAGTATCTTCAAATAAATTAACATACTCATCTACACTTATTTGATTTTGTAAAAACCTTCTACATATATCAACTAAACTTACAACCTCTTTAGTCATCTTGAATCACCTCCCATGTCTTAGGTACCTTTTTACGAGGTACTACTGTTACAATATCACCCTCATCATTAAAATGAACTGCTATTCCATTACTATATCGAGCAAGATCACCATCACCGGTTCTATATTTAGAACCAGAAAGGGCAACTGAAATAACGCTCTCTATATCAGAGATTCTCCCTTGAGCGATACGCCCAACAATTCGGTTTAAGGAATGTTCTTTAGGAATAAGTCCATTATCACTCATTTTGGTCGCGACATCAAGTAACTTTTTCTTATAACTATCAGAATAATCACCTTTTAAATCAATTATACTCGTTTCGTTGCTTTTTTCAACAAAATCATTAGCTTTAAACCGTCGATGTGGATTACTATGACCTTGCCAATTTCGCAAATAATCTCTCCAACTTCCACCGCTTTCAAACTCATTCAGACCATTAACACCTAATAGATTTTGCTGATCTATTTTAGATAAACTATTTATATAACTTTGCCCTGCTACTTCATCAAATTTAGCATTATCTAGCATGGCGTTTTCTTTATCAAAGTCCATATCCAATGTGCCTTCTATTACTGTACTAAAAGGGCACATACAATGTGGATGAGCTGGATAGTGTGGAAACTTATCTTTAGGATATATACCTTTACCTAATCCATATAAATTCGCATTGGCATTAAAATCACATATGTCGAATTTAGGATGCCTATCCGATAACATCCACCTATAGGCGATAACGTCAGGATCATTCTCATTTTTAGCAAAGAAAGCATCACCATAAGCAGCTGCCAATTCAGTACGTGCAATCCGATCAGCAATGTATCGGCTCTTTTCTTGGATAGCCACATTTACTGCTTTATCTAATGCGGCCTGATTTATTTCGTCAATCGCCTTATTTAAATCAGCTACAGGATCTTTACCTTGACGCTCCAATTGCTTTTGTATTCGCTTTTTTTGCTTATCGCTAACTTCGCCACTAGCCAATTTTTCTGCTGCTTCCTGCACACTTACATAAGATGCCTTTAAAGCTATTGTAGGACTACCGCCTCCTGCTAGATTTTCAATCGTAGTAACAGCTTTCTGCGCTTTATCGTTAAACTGGCTTAATGCTTTGCGGTCATTACCGATTAAAGCTTTAGCACATTTTTGCAAATCATTTATGTACTTTGGTAACTCTGCAGTATTTATTACTCTTTTACCGCTAGTATAGCCGTCGTACAAATCCCGCCCTAATTGTTGTAGGCTCTGCATCTTTTTAAATGCAGATTGGATTGTATTTACTATATTGTTGCGCATAGCTTTATTTGTGCCATGCAATCTGGTAGATAACTTCATTTTATCCGGTGTCCAGGCTTCATTTAATAATATGTTTTTTACTTGGGCGGGGTGCGATACTTTATCCGGATTGACTCCATAACCGGCACATGTTGCCTTGTAAAGTATGCTGCTTAAAATATCCTTGTGCCTACCAAAAAAACTATTATTATTTAATGCAGTTGTAACAGCATCATTAATTTCTTCGCCTTTATTAATTAGCTCTAATACCTCTTTGGCTACTGGTATCGATAACTCAATAAATGAAAGTGTATACTCTGCAATTAGCTTTTCAAACGTCTTAATAAAATCATTCTGTGCCATCTACTACACCGGCTTTGGCTTGTTTCTCAGCTAATCGCTTGGCTAGTATCATTGATTGCTCTGCATAGTCTGCATTATCGGCGTTATCGTCAATTTCTTTCATAATTGCATCGTATTCTTCAGCAGGTATATCCTCACCAAGATAACTAGCAACAATCTTTTTCTTAACAGCCGCATCAAATTTATTACCAATATGTAAATCTAATGCCGCCGTTGCATCAGCTAATATCGATGCAATATCAATAATGCCGAAATCGCGATCATAAGCCACATTGTAATCAAGATTATTAATATTCTCCCATAAGGCAAATACCCTTGCGATATCTTCCTCAGCTTCTTCAATATTAGCAGCAAAGTCTCCCAAATTTTGATTTGTCTGCTCGAAATCATAGGCTTTTGCTATACCACTTGTTTGTTTTTGCACACCTGTTGTATGCGATAACCTGGCCATGCGATACATCTCAGTAACTAACCTATCAATCTGCTTCATTTGCATTTCTGCCGGATCACTATTAGGAGAGATGTAGCCTGGTGCACCGCCACTTTCAGCATAATAACCTATAACATTTTCAACGCCTGTAACAATTTCTTGTACACAATCCGGCTTTTGATTGTCGGCTATTGGATATATCAATATATTAAATGTTTGGCTAGATAATATTTCATCAAGTTCCGAACATCTGTTATATAAGCTTATACTCATCTTTGCAATATCTAAAAACTCCGATTGTGGTAATGTATCCATGCGTTCAACTTGGTTACTGTATAACGGTGTTACGGGCAATCTCCCTAGATTATGTTCTCCTTGACCTTTTGTTTCACCATCATCGTCACCAATCAAAATCCAGCCTTTACTTGTCCATTCTCTCAACCATTCGCCATCTGTTACATTACCTTCTGCATCCTCGGCAGGCTCTCTAATTGTTATTGAGGTAAGCTTTCCAAATTTATTTACTTTGTAGCTCTCCACTTTACGAGGTGCCACTATGTAACTGTATGGGAACATACGCTCTTTCAATGCTGTAGCTAGATTGGCGGGTAACTCTGCAAAGTTATCAGTAAATATAAAAGCCACCCCGTATATCTTTGCGATAAGGGCGGCTTTCTTCATAAATCTATTCATGCCTGCACCACAGGCATCTATATTTTCTTGAAATTGTTCAAACTTACTATTACCTTGCCAACTCCGCTTAGGCTCTTTACGGAATATCGGGTCCACATGCGAATCAATAATAGGTCGTAGATAATTTGAATAATACGCTACTTTACGCCTACGTAAATATTTTAATTCACCTTCCCTGGGATAACGTTCTATGTAACCACCATGTTTAAACCCGCCCTTGCCATAATAAGCATCATGCAGGACTTTATAATCGTGATAATCACTAAATATATCGTCGCATGTATAATCATCTATCATATAATCACCACCTTAGTATTTGGATTGTCCGGAACCAGCGTTTGTTTTTCTGCCCGACATATCGCGTTCCAATGCATAGCGCCATAAATCTATTGTATGGTTGTCTTTCTCTCCCAATTTATTTAACGGGTCACCATTTTTATCAACTTGATAATCGATGTTTTCAAATTCTCGAGCGTGGTTCGGACAACGATCAGGATCAATAATAATTTCATCTAATTCGTCATCCAACCACTTTTCACCATATTCAACACTACCAGGACCCTTTTTAGCAGCTATACACCATAATCCAAACTCATTCATGTCATCTACACTTTTCTTTTCGGCTGAATCAGCAATGATTAGCTCATTATGCCAGCCTTTTTCTTTTATTTTTTTAGCTAACTTTCGATTACTAATTTTAAGGCCATATATCTCACCAAAAATATAAAGTTTCTTGCGGGTTTTATCATAATGACCTCGCCCAAAAGCTGCAGGATCAGTTGCGTATCCCCAATCAATCCCTTGCTTGATATTATCAAAGCTGGCTATTTCTGCATCAGTTATACGCCTAAAAATAAGATTTTCAAATGGAACTATGCCACTGCCAATCGGTTCACCACCGTAATCCCATCTATATTTATATTCATTTTTCTTTTTGACTTCTTCCGCTTCATCAATGAATTCTTTCGAGGTATATGGATTATCTTTGTAAGTACTATGATGCACGTAAGCGTTATCAGGTAAAGTAACTGATTCATATTTTTTATTCACCCAAGATTGCTTGCGTTTGGGCGGATTATATGAAAAATATATATCATAATTCAACCCGTCTGGTAATATAGCACGTACAATTGAGTTTGTAATTGTCGTAACTTCATCTTCCAGCAAAAATTCCGCCAACTCTTCAATCCACAATATTGCAAGTGGAAATTTACTCATTTTAATTGACTTTATTTTTTGCGGCTTGTCTGCCCCACGAAAAATAATCATATTACCACGTGGTAGATATGTTAACTTTAAAGGACTTTTTCCAACATGCCAATAATCGGCTACGCCTAATTCATTGATAGCCCATATTAACTGTTCATATACAGATGTTTCAAGTGTATTGCCTACTTTTCTTACAACTAATGCACTGACAGGCTTTTTCATCATATCGTAAATAATACGCAAGGCGATATGTGTAGACTTAGAACTATTCCGCCCACCTTTTAAGACCTTATACAATTTGCGCTTGGTTTTTCTATTGCAATTTTTCCAAAACGATAAAAAAGCAGGTAAGACTTTTTCAGACATTTTAATCTGATTCATCTTCATCACATCCAATATCGTCTATAAATTGTATAGCTTCCGGTGGGGCTTTTCCTAGATTATGTTTTTGTGCCATAATTTCGACACGTTTTTCTTCTAAAACAATACGCTTTTTATCAAACTCTAAATCATGCTTTAATTGCAATTGCTTAGTCTTTTTATCCTGTATCCTGGTCAAGGCTTCTTCGATACTTAAGATATCATCAATTTTACGGTACTCGGTTTCATTAATTGACTGTATGGCCAATTCAGGCACATTCGTACTTACTACTTTGGTCTTACCTGTTTTTTCATCAAAAACCTGAATAAGTTCTTTTTTATTTTTAGTATTCATGACTATTGACCGAGCTTTTTCGGATAGACCATTCATAAGATCTTGAATTCTTTTAAGCATTCGCCTCTCACGAAGTGTTAATAATCTGATAGCCTCTTCTGTTTGGACAAGCTCGTCTGTATCAATTTTTTCATACATTGCCTGTTCATCATCAGTAAGGCAGTCTAACCAAATCGTTTCAAACTCACCAGTCGTAACGGCATTTTTATTGCCGACGGGCGGGCCGCCATTATTACCAACAGCATTTTTATTGCCTATCGGGGCGCCATGTCCAGCAGCATTTTTGTTTCCTTTTGGTGCTCCTGCTTTTTTTGTTGTACAACAATCATTTGAATGTTGTACAACATTCCATTTATCACGCTGTTTCCAAACAGCTATTTTCTTTTCATCCTCGTTGAGGATTTGAGCAATTTCACGATTTGTTATATTACCGCCATGTTCTTGCCAAATTGCAAACGCTTTATCTCTGTTTGGACTTCTTGCTTTTGCCATATCACATACTCACCAACCCCCCACGAGATAATACAATTTACATCTCTTCTCTTTGTAAATCCAAATCAAGCTCAATCAGCTTTTTTAGATCATCGACAGAATTTATCTGTATATTCCCTTTTTGAAAATCACTAACCCATTTAGCAATACCTGCTTGTACGAGTTTTCTATATTTTGATTTAGAGTCATCAAGACCATCTTGTATTTGAATCTGATACTGTAGGAGTAGTTCTTCTTGATCATCTAACCGAACATATTTTCGTTTTTCCACTTGTGTGATACCCCCAACTACTTATATAATAGTAACGAGATAGCAGGTTTTTGTAATCTGCGGCCGCAGTGTTGGCTGCTATCTCTCAGTGGGGAGTACTCATAACTTAAGGCAGGTGTTTGCGCACCTGCCTTTTATCATTTTATAAAATTTTTATTGCTTTCTGGCCAGTATATTCTTCCCAACGTCGGACAGTAACGTCAGCATAAATAGGATCGAATTCCATGGCATAACAAACACGACCTGTTTGCTCGGCAGCCATCAAGGTACTTCCACTACCATTAAAAAAATCAATTGCAATTTCGTTTGGCTTACTGCTATTTTGAATAGCTCTAGCACAAAGAGGGATCGGCTTCATTGTTGGATGTTCACCATTACGCAAAGGCTTATCAAAACGCCATATTGAAGTAGCAGAGTCATCACCTGTACTAATAACCTCAAAAGATGGAACTTTTAATACGAGCTGTTGAATACCGCTAGTGATTGATATTATTGAGCTATCACCTTCATGCCGTACTACAATAGGCATATCTTGATCAATAGTAGTACTCTGTTTTCTGCCTCCATACCACTTATGAGATGCACCTGGTTTCCAACCATAAAGAATCGGCTCATGTTGCCATTGATAATCTTGCCGCCCTAAAACAAATTGATTCTTAATCCAAATTAAACATTGTCGAAGTGACCAACCTGACGATTGCATAGCACCACGAAAATTACTTCCTTCGGAATCTGCATGACATATATAGATCGCACCACCCGCCTCAGTAACGGCAAACATATTTGTAAAGGCATCTTTTAGAAATTGATTGAATTGTTCTGCCGGCATATTATCATTCTTAATCGTCAGCTTATCTTCTGTACCACCTTCATACGCTACGTTGTAGGGCGGGTCAGTAAATACCATAGATGCAAGTTTCCCATCCATGAGCTTTTGAACATTAGATAAAACAGTTGAATCACCACACATAAGTCTGTGATTTCCTAGTTGCCACACATCACCTTGCTTAGTAATTGGCTCTTTGATCTCTTCGACTGCAGAATCAATATCAAAGTTATCTTCATGAACCTCAGCAGTGCTAAAATCAGCTAGCAGATTATTAATTTGATCATCGCTATAACCGGTTAAATCACTAGCGAAATCACTTGCACAAATTTCGGCCAATAATTCACCTAGCAGATTATTATCAATATCTGCTAGTTCTGCAATACGATTATCGGCAATAAGATCGGCCCACTCTTCGGCTTCTGATTCATAATCTTGCCTATCGATAGGAACTTTTTCTACTCCTAATAACTTGGCAGCCATTAAGCGCCCATGCCCGCGTACAACAAAGCCAGAGAGATTAGACACCGTAATCGGTGCTCTCCAGCCCTGGTCTTTTATTATTTTAGCAAGTAATTCAATTTGTTTTTTCGGGTGTTGATTCGGATTTCGCGGATTGGGAATCAATGTAATCGTATCAACTAATTCTGTATATGCACAATGAATTTTAATGTCGTTCATTTTATCTCCTTTCAAGCCTAAGAAAAGGCACTACCCAAATAAGTTCCGATAATATACCGTTACCGGAACTTATTTTGATTTTTATACGATTTTTAGAAGTATTTTGATAGTTTCATGCACTATTCAATGTATAAATCTATCAAAACATCGAGATTTTACAGATTATTTTACTTGCATATTTATTTAATCACTTTAAAACAGTGCCGCTGTTCGATTTATATTTACCGCTATCTCGCCTACAATTCGGCTTAAAAGACGGTTTCATTAACTCACGATAGTTATCTGCACGTGGGCGCTTTCGGAACGTGACACAAAGCCTGTCGACGTAAAATACTTTATCAGCAGTACATGTTTGATTGTAATTGTATTTGCAGTTGTTGTTATTACAGTGTAGTAGCATTGTGCCACCTCCATTCGGGCATAAGAAAAACGCCCCCGAAAGGACGCTAATATAGTTTACTATTTTTTCTTTTATATTAAATCTTAATCTTTACGATTCCATTGAACATTCAATAAAAAGACGTTAATACATGTCCCTAATAAGCCAACAGCATACAAAATAGAAAAAATAACTAAATAAGCAGTTGATATTTCAAGAGGGATAAATAACCACCATGAAAACGGCATATCTATTTTAATTATCAGATAGTCTATAACAGCCAGAAAAACCCCTATTGCGGTAAGACTCCCCGAAAAATAGAATGAAAATAACAGACCTATCAGTTCTTGCGCACTATTACGTTTATCAATCTCTATTGTTGCTTTTGTTGTAATTATTGATGCCAAAATAGAAAGCCCTGTTATCAGAAATCCTAATAATCCTAATAACCCCCCTATAATTGCAGTCAACAGTCCTTCAAACCTATCAACGAATTGTAAATCCCAAAAAGAAATTATTAAAATAATCAGACCTGTAATAAACATAGAAATATACGCAACATGCCCACAACACAATTCATTATATTTCTTCCGTTCTCTCAGCATAGAAAAATATGATATGCTCGAATTATAATCCTGAAATTTTGACATCTATCTCACCTTTTTATTTTAGACATTAACCACCCGATATATTTTTTCCCTAATTCCATAACAACAGGAACACTATTTTTTTCATTACTTCGAATTGGCTGTTTGTAAGGACAGTCTTTACTACTATTGACAACCATATTTTCTGTCGAATCAGCTGTCCCGGTTATTTGCATTTTCCCATACCCATTTGACACCCCTTCTGTTAAGGTGCACACTAATTTGGTATCAATATTCAATCCTTTCCCTTTCTTTTGTGATAAAAATACTTGCTTATATGAGTGTGCGTTCATTTCTTCCAAATTTTCTGCGTTGCCAGCAAATAATTTATTTAGTTCCTCCCTTGCTGGTGGATTAGGCAGAACCATATCAACAGCAATAGAATCTATACGCTTAAATCTTTTCATTTTTTCCAATAATGTCGCCTCATCCAGAATTAATCCAACATTTAATTCTACTTCTGAAAATGCTTCTAACATTTTTCTAAAGTACTCACAAAACTTGTCTTTACCAAAATATTGTCCCAAGGTAAATCCAACTCTTTCTGTTCTTGCATCAAAGAAAAAAGTTGCCGTTCGAGCCAATGGAATAGGGGGTAATTTGGTGATTTTATCCTCATTCTCATTGTATTGCAAAATTTCTTCTCTGTATATCTTAATAAGTTGTCCACTTATATATTGTTTAGACACATCCTTTTGTAGTTCAATAAATTTAATCACCATACCAGCGTCTTTTTTGTAATCTTTACCTAGTACAACAGTTTTATCTTGATTAACCTTTACAATGATGTTGTCTATTATTTCTTGTAATTTTTCCGGTTTATCACAAATTTCATAAACATTAGAATTAACATTAACCTTAGCAAAAAACATATTAGCCACACAAATACCCCCAAATAAATAATTATTTGGTATAATATTCTACAAAAGTTTACAATTCCCTACTTTTGTCCTACAAGAAAAAGCCGCCCACATAGACGGCTTAAATATATATTCTTAATATCAACTATTTTGTTGAGTATAATATAACGTTTGGATCTCTTTTACTACAACAACACTATACAAATCACTTTCACCTAAAATGTTATTTAGCCACGGCACATCTTGTTTTTCATCACTTGATAGCAAAATAGAAACTGCCATGTAGTCATAAGACCCTTTACTGGTTTTTATACATTCAGGGAATGTATTAGTATTAATTTTAGAAACAGCAGGAGTGAAATGATATACCTTACTAATTCGAGTTTGAATTTCTTTAATTATATTTTCCAAACCTTCTTCGTAATCCACTGGACGACTAGTATAAGCCTTTGGCTTTGCTAATACTAGTACTTCAAAGTTCGATAATTTATCTAAACCCATTTTATCCATCTCCTCTTACCAAATTAATACATACTTCGATAAAAGGAAACAAATACCTGCCTTTCCATAAATAAAAGCCGCCCAACTTAATGAACGGCTTAAATGTTTTATGTAATTCTCGTGTAGGTACACCTACAATTCTCATTATATCACAACTTTTTCAATGTGTGATATTTTTTTTAACTTTAATTAAAATATTTTTATAATTCTTTATAAAGTTGACTTAACGATTTCTTTTTCATAAGCCCCTTTTTACTTTGTCCCTTGGATTTACTACCGCCGCCACCTTTTGCAGCTTCACCGGCAGGGATTGGATCCTTGGGCGGGAGATTCGCCTTATACATTTCCTGCATCAATTGTGTAATTTCATCTCTTATAGTACTAGCGGCATAATCATCATCTTTTGGCATTGGTGTAAAAACACCTGTACATTCTGGACATATGTAATGCTTACTTTTGCGACTATAAAGCATAAAGTTAACTTTTCCCTGTTTCATACACTCAGGGCAAGTTGTTGGTTTAGCCATCTAATCCTCCCCCTGTAATGCCCGTAGTCGCAAATCCATTTGTTCAATCAGTCTTGCAATATTTTTTGCCTGCTGCTCCGATAAAGAACGGTAAACATCGCCTGTATGCTTTTTCGTAATTAATGTGTCATGCTCACGTAATAATTTACAGGCTTCCTGCGCTGTATATAATAACATTGTTTAACTCCTCCCGTTTAAATAATCGCCTTTCGCTTCAAAGTAAATGAACCGACTACTTTTCTTTATACATTCAGTTATTCCATATTTATCTAAAAGTTTTTTAAAAGCTGGGTATTGTTTTATTGACACTCTAAACCTGGTGTATACTTCTCCTGCTACTTCAAATATTGACATTACCATTTACTTATTTCTTCCCTTCTACAGCCTTTCGCAATTGCTCGTAATCATAGCAAAGCTCTAAATACCCTGTCTTTAATTTTTTATTTTCTTCCCGCAACTTCTTAAGCTCTACGAATGCTGCATAAATATCTTTGGCGTTTATTTCATTGAGCTCCAAGCCACATGGCACAGCGGCAAACAGTTCTGCTGTTTTTATCATTTCGTTAAGACGTTCGTTTGTGATCATAATTCATTCCTCGCGATCTTATTTACTGTTTCACGATCTAACCAAACCATATAGGCGGTTGCTTGCTCTCCTGGCTTACAATACGGATTATTGCATCTAAAAAAATCATCAATCGTTTCGTCTGGTACAGCTATTGTTAATGTTATTGTTGATGGTTTTTTCTTGCCATTTCCACGTACTACCCTAGTAATTGCGTCATTAACGCATACCAGATGCACTCTTTCATGATCTACCATTTCTTTTATTACTTCACCAAATGTTTTCATAATTTTTCCTCCCCGATTGTTTGAGTTGTTTTGTATAAAATTAACAATAACTGTCAATACTATTAATGTCTAAGCACAATATAATTTCATGATTTTATTCCTCTTCTTATTAAGACCGCAGTTGATAGCGGTCTTATTTTTTTACATAAATCAAAACTCACTGCATATACTGATATTGTCATAGTTAACTACTCACCTGATTATGATTTGCAATTCCTCCCATTTACTTACATAACAAGACCAACTGTTGCTGGTCTTGTTATTTTTTTGCCTAAAAATCATAATCTCCAATCTTAAATCGTTCTATCTCTACTTACTTCTTGCAGTAAATCAATCAGCTCATTCGAATAAGCATTTAAACACGCTATCTCTTGTTTATACAAATCAATACTATCCCAGCCATTCTGACCAATAACAGGCTCAAATATAAATCCCCATTTCTTATTACGAATTAACTTTGTACCAGTTCCACGAAGATAAAACAACCTTGAATATAATTCTCTGTTGTTTGATTCTGCTTTACACAATACAGCAATCCACTGTTTGTGATCGTCTGGCGAATATTTGATATACGGATCAATAATGACCGTCTGTGTAAGACCATGCATATAGGGATATCGTTCTTCAATAACTTCTAACGCTCGTTTTTCCAAGCGATTAAGAATTTGTTTTATCTGTTCGAATTTATCAATCGATTGTAATAATTGTTGAGTGTTATTTGGTGGAGTAACATTCTCAAAATATCCCATGTTTTTCCTCCTTGTTTAAGTGTCACCACTCCCAGTGGTGACGTTTTACTATTTACAAACCCCTGATTTTAAAGGCTTTAGCAACATGTCACCACTGTCACCACTAAATTGAAAAGGGTATCATACTTTTTTGAATACCACCTTATACCTTTGATTTTATGTTAATTAAACCTATTTATTGTAAAGTAGTATTAGTTAACATAATCTAAGGGTATAGGTATATTTTATATATATGATTATTTATTGGTGGTGACAGTGGTGACATTATATATAAATACCTTATAAACCTTTATTATATATAGCTTTATGCCTGTCACCACTACTGTCACCACTACCGTCACCACGTCACCACTAAATCAAATTTTCTTGTGGATTATCATATATTTTTATAACTCTGGTTCTTCGTCCGTTATAACGAATCAAAACTTTAAATCTGCGCTTCTCTCCGTCTGATTCTGTAGCAATCCTGCCCTTATTAGCAAATTCACGTAGCAGCTTATCTGGACTAAAACCTGCATCTTGCAACGCTTTTGTAATGTATTCAGGATAAATACAGGTGTAATCATCCTTTTTAAATCCATAACATGGCGTAATTTTAATATCACCATAAGATTTTTCAAATCTCCCACTGTTCGCCGCCAGCCAGTTCTGTACAAAATCCCAACCACGCTCTATGTCGGATATCTGCCGTTCAGTTGGTAGTTCTTGCATTATCGTACAAGCCAGCTGGAATGATTCCTGTTCTGCCTGTTTTTTATCAACTCCGAAAATCCACATGCTTGATAAATAATCTGCTATAGCAACTAAGGCAACATTATCAATATGTACACTGAAATGTTCAGGAAATTGCGCTTTCATAATTTCCACCAAAGCAACTCTGGCGTTATTTATTTCTGAGTAATCATTTTCATTTTCCTTAAGTAACCGTTCAATAAACATCGGACCAGCATGACCATGATGATCTGAAGATAGTCCATATAAAGATTTTGCAAAATTATCATCATTAACAACTGGATAAACATTTAACTCGAGTAAACGAGTTTTTACACCTTGGATAGAATTTTCCTTACTCAATGGTTCCTCACCGCTGGCCATGCCAATACTGCGCCAGGTTGAAGTTTTTTGCAGTCCGTTTTTACTTGCTCTGAGCTTACCCCGCCCACCTTCAAGCATATAAACAATTTGTTCGAATAGATCCTGCTTGTCCTTGCCGTTCATAACCTGTTTTTCATTGATAACCATTGGAAAATCGTTGCTGAATGCAAGGGCTTTTTCTATGCCGTTTTGGGTACCGTAAAAGGATTTCATAAGTTTGTTTGGCGATCCCCAAACTGATAAAGCAAATACCATGCTTGCTGTTTTACCGCCACCGGAGGTACCCCAAAAATAGATCATAAAATTACGATTTATAAATATTTTGAGAAGTGGTGCTGCGAACGATGCGGCTAGAATAAACCTTGCATACGGTTGTTTACGAATTTCAATCGCTGTTTTCTTCCAGTCATCGAAATTACCGTTTATGCTAAACGCTTCTGTAACTTCGCCTTCATCTTCTAAATCAATTCTGTAATCGCTTGTATTTGGAATAATAAAATCGGTCAGGGAATGCTCTCTCCAGCCAATTTTAGATACTGCATATTTTAGCGGTATCGTCATGGGGTTAGCTGCCTCTAATGCCTGAAGATATTTAACAAGATATTTTGCAGATTCTGAGGATGTATTCAAACCATAATCAGTAAGATTAATAATGTTTCGTGCTGAAAACACTTCAGAACGTTTACGAATAACGTTCGCCCATTGATTGAAATATTTAAATGTAAGCTGTACTTTTTCGGTTTTCGTATCCATATTAAAAATACGTTCTGAAATAATTACGGGTGCCCCAGCTGCATTATAGTAAACATTGCTATCACCAGATTTTTTAAATTCAGTCACACCATCAGTACCGTAAATAAAGCCTGCCGGAATTGCTAAATTTAATGGTGTATCAGGAACATACTGGCAGGTTGTAACATCGCCAACCTTTTGCCCTTCCTGTAATGCGCCTGATTGTCCACCTTCGATAATTTCAAAACCAGAATTTTGTTTACGATATTCCTTTAGTGTTTTACTTAAATCGTTAAGATTTACCCGCCCACGACATTTATCTTTGAACTTTGCATACTCAATAGGATTGTTCTTTTCTAATATGGCTAAAGCTCCTAATATTTCAGAAGTAAATACGTTATCAGTTGACGGCATAGTAATCGTTTTTATTTTGGCTAGTGCCTGTGGATTTTTTCCTAATGACCAGGCACATGGTGATGTAACACCACATTGATTACAACCTTTAAACTGCAGTTCATTCTGAATAAAATCACAAGTAGTTGGATGACAATTCGTAACCCAATGCTGCATTTTTTTGAATGTTTCTTTTTCGTTGTATTTATCGCCAAGCCATGATTTCACCGCTTCAATAACGAATTTTTCACCATCGACACCACGAATGATATTTGTTCCTGCAGCCATCCATACCGGCTCTGGCAATGTTTTATAATTCAGTTGCCAGTGTTGTAAAAACTTACAGTTCTGCATCATATAATCGGCAGGTCCATCGGTGTCACGACGATCAAAGCCACCTTCACGTGATGCATTGTTGCTGGACGTCGTCTCCACAACCTCCGGCAATATATCAAAATCACTAACGTTATATCGTAAATCTGAATGTTCGATAACCTGGCATAATGACGGGGCATTGGGTATTTTAAGATTCCAGGTATTCGGCGCTCGAAGAACACGAGTTAAATCAGATACAGAATCTACATGCCAGCCTCTTGCCGATGCAGCTTGTCTAATAGTACCTTGAAGCTTACGAATTATGTCAGTAGCTTGTTGCCGTTCATCATCATTTTCAAGTAACCATTCCTCACGAAGTAACCAATATGCATGTAGTCCATGACCGCTATGTACAATGTAACTTGGCGGTAGATCACTTGGTATAAGCATTATGGCAGATTGTACGTCTGGTGGTAGATTATTGGCGGCATGAGCATTATCAGCGATATCGATATCAGCCCAAAACACGCTGACACCGGAAATCTCATTTATTTTAGGACGCTCATACTCACCAAGGTTTTTACCTGTTGGGCATACACCAAAATAGACATTTTTACGTTGTTCGCTTAATTTTTTTGCCTGTTCAGCCATTTGCGCAAGCTGATCAACCGCAAATGTATATGTTCGTTTGTCTGGCATTGTCCAAAGATATATGTTGTTTTCACTATATTTATAAACTTCCGTGAGGAACGTAAGTAAATCCAACCTACTCCCTCCTCTCTAATACATCAATTATCTTAACCATACTAATTTTTTAGCAGCTCTTGTTATACCTGTATAACGCCAACGTGCTTGAAATAATAGATCGTTGTTGTCATGCCAACTATCATCATACAAAACGATATTATCCCATTCACTGCCTTGTGCTGCGTGACATGTTATGCAATATCCGAACTGAAATATCATTTTTTTCATGTACTTACGTGTTTCTTGGTTTTCATAAAATGAATCAGGATTATAAATAATCTCTTGAAACTCTGCTTTTTCTTCAAAAGTTGGTCTTAAACTCAGAACATGTTCAGTAGTTTTAATTGGTTCGTTTCGCCAAGGAACTTTTTCTGATTTTTCGATTTGGCTCACTGCTGTACAATAACCAATTAACCCGTTTACGAGCGCTGTTGGCAATGCACCGTCTAGTAAAATCCTCCCCCAGTCATTACGCTTGCAAATAATTTTATCGCCAACCATCGGTAATGTATCAGTAAAACCCATATATTCCCGCGCCATTTTATTTATTTTGAAAACATTTGCATTTCGGCCGGCTATGATCTGATCCGCCCATTTAAAAATATTTTCCGTATCACTATCTACTGCATTTTTTGACATTTGCCATATGCAGCCGTCTGCACTTTCATCATCTTTCAATGGGATTCCCTTACGAATTTTTTCAGCAAGATAAACGATTCCGCTTCCTTCATCTTGTCGCATGATTTCGTCTAAAGTAACATTTGGATTAATAAGCAAATCCGAATCTTTACTCCCTACTGGCGGTAACTGAAATGGATCACCAACCGCAATAATTGGTATATTGAAAGATAACAAGTCATCCAGTATTTTTTCACTTACCATGCTTGACTCATCGATAATAATCAGAGATGGTTTTGGATCTAAACGTTCTTTCAATATCGAAACCATTTTTCTTTTAAAAGTGATTTTGCCATTATCATTTTTAACTGGCATAATCTGCATCTCGTTATTGTAGATAAGTTGGTGAATCGTAGTTGCAGGCATTCCGCGCTGTCTCATTACAAGGGCTGCCTTACCAGTGAAAGCGCAAAACGCGATATTTTCTCCGGCAAGTTCTTGGGCGATTACACTAGATAAATAGGTTTTTCCGGTACCGGCATAGCCTACAAGTTTAAAAATCTGTTCATTAGATTTTGACCACCATGTTTTTGCAAGTTCAAACCCTTGCTGTTGCATTCTGTTTAGCATGCTATCAACTCCGTAATATTTTAAGTGCATCGTCTGGACTTCTTGCTATACCTGCTTTGGCTCCAAGTTCTTGCATTCGTTCAATAAAATTTTCCTGATCCGTTGTTGGCTTGCCTCTAAGGTTTTTTACTTCAATAAAGCCAGCAATTGCAATCTGCTTTCCAACCATTTTGGGGGAAATGATTGTAGGATTAATGACTAATAAATCACTAAATCCAGTCGGTAATCCCGTATCAAATGGTCTTGGCTTGAATATGGTAATTGATCCATTTGGATTTTTTATGATTTTTTCCCCTGTCCAACCTTGTCCAACATTGGTACGAAAAGAAACGCCTAGTTTATTTTCTGATATTGCTAAACGGATTGAATTTTGTATATCATGTTCTAGCATTTTATCACCGCTTTCGTTTTCCGTTTATTCATTTTCACTCGAGAATAATTTATGTGTGCCGTTACGCAGTGAATTTTCTTCTTCAGATATTTCATATCCAAGCTTTTCAAGGAAATCGTATACTGTATTGAGTGTTTCATTGTCATTGTACTGATAATTATGCCAGTTATAATAATTTTCTCGTTGTGAATCAAGCGTTAAATAGACTGCACTCAGAAGGTGACGTTCAGGCTGAGCGGTAACAAGATTCTTAATATTATCAAAGTTCCATTCGTCGTCTTCTTCGTCAATTTCAATGTTTAAAAAGTTGGCGAATTCTTCAACTTCAGGATAATAAAAATCATCGTTCAACATTGCTCGCATAAAATACTCAATTATGACATTCATGTTCTTTTTTGCATTTGTGTTCGATATCGTTTTAACAAAATCGCCTCTGAGTTTATATGCCTGTTTTGATATTGCATCTAAAGCGGCACGCTTTTCTCTTTGCTCTTTTTGTTTTTCATCATATACCGATTGATTATTAGCAACTAAATTTTCATTATCGTATTTTTTATATAAGGTTATGTAGTTTGATGTCAGAAAAAAATACTCTACAGTATCAGCATCATCTGGTGCAATGACTTCAGTTTTTTGTGATGGATAATAAGATTCTACATACTTCATTCCGGTAGAACTTTCAATTTGTGTTGCAAACTTCTCTAATTCTGCAATTATCAAAGCTTTGTTTTTATCGCTCTTTTCCTTATCAAGAGCACTCTGCAATGCCCACTTAAAATTTTCTGTTCCGATTTTTTCAAGAACTTTATTACGGGTTTTGATGTCTTGAATCTTATCCAGCTCTGCATAGTCCATCAGTGTGCCGCCACGCTCAACCGATTCCTTGAATTTTTCTTTGTCAAACTCCAGGAGCTTTACTCTGCGACGGACGGTAGACTCCGAAAAACCAGTATTTTGAGATATGTCATTGATTGATTCGCCGAGATCCAGCATCATTTGGAAACCTTGTGCTTGCTCATATATGGTTAAGTCACTTCGTTGCATGTTTTCAAGCAGCATGGTAGAAATCTGTTTGCTATAGCTCATGTCTGATATAGCGCAAGGAACTTCCGTTAATCCAGCAAGTTTCGCTGCCGCAAGACGACGGTGGCCAATGACAACAATATAACCCATTTCTTTTTGTTGATTAGGATCATCAGCACCAACACCAGTGATTTTTGAAAACCAAGGTACAACTGTGAGATTTTGAAGAATCCCATTATTTTTAATACTCTCTGCAAGTTCGGTGAGGTCTCCAAGGTCTTTGCGAGGATTGTCATAGTGGGGATCTATTTTTGAAATATCTATGTTTTGAATCATAATTCACATTCCTTTCGAATAATCTACTATCTTACTTAATACCCTTTGCTTCCGCTACATGAGATACCCAGCGCATACTGTAACCGCGCTTAATCGCTATCATTTCAAGTTCTTCTATCGTTTTTGCCCGCCCGATCTCTTGGCGTTTTTGTTTACGCTCGATTTCTTCGATTTTTAATAATACGCCCTTCTGTTCTTTTGGCATTTCGTCCCTTGCGGCTACTGCATATACATGACCGCAATACGGACAGCTACTAGATGGATAATGTGCCGAAAAACATTTAGGGCATTGCTTTAATATGATGGTGCGTTCTCCAGATCGTTTTTTCTTTTTAGTTGCCAATGACCAGTCTCGATCTTCATCAGGTAACCCATGTTTAAACACATTGCCTACATGATCAATAATAATCGCTATTTTATTAGGGTTATTTTTATCTGGTCGCATTGCTCTCATTGCTTGTTGTATATGCAATGTCAGACTTTGTGTCGGTCTGGCCAAAATTACCGCTTCCATGGCCGGAACGTCAAAGCCCTCACTAATTAGGTCCACATTGCACAAAATTTTAATTTTATTGTCTCTAAAATCTTGGATTGCTTGCTCACGAATATTGCTAGCGGTTTCACCATCGATATGCATTGCGTTTATACCAGCTTTGCAGAAACTTGCTGCAACATGTTCGCTATGTGCAATACTAACGCAATAACAAACCGCCCTCATACCATTGGCCAACTTTTGATAATTGTCGATGATATCGCCAATAACAGCACCCTGGTCCATTTGCACCTCTAGATCTGACCGAACGTAATCACCAAACTTAACTCTAATCTCTGATGCGTCAAACTTAGCAGGTGGCGCATAATATTGATAACTTGATAGATTGCCCCAAGAGATCAATTCTTTAACTGTAGGACCGATAACAAGCGATTCAAATACATCCCCTAGCCCATGACCGCCCAATCGCTCTGGTGTTGCTGTAACCCCTAATACTTTAGCGTTTGGATAATACTCTATAATTTTTTTCCAAGTGCTTGCTGTTGCGTGGTGGCATTCATCAGGAATAATAAGATCTGGTGCAGGGATTTCAGCTAACCGTCTCGCTACTGTTTGAACACTGCCAATCTGGACTAATTGGTTATAGTCTTTTGGATACTTAGTCGCAGAAACTCCATGAAGAATATTCATATCAGTAAAGGTATCTGATGATTGTTTAATCAGTTCTTGTCGATGTACCAGGAATAAGGTTCTTCTATTCTTAAGAGCTGTAGCGCCAGCCATCCATCCAACCATAATTGTTTTGCCTGCACCGCACGGTGCAACTGCACATACTTTGTTTTTTGTTTGAAATTCATAGGCTATATCATCAATCATTTGTTCTTGGTATTTTCGAAGTGTTATCATTTCCATTTCATCACCGTAAATTAAAGGGAGAGTTTTACCTCTCCCGATTTATTAACCCCAAGGTGTATTGCTGTATTGCTGCTGTTGTTGCATTGGAGGTTGTCCCTGATTATTTTGTTGTTGTACTGGTGGTTGTCCACCTGCCATTGGTGGTGGTGCTTGATTATATTGTTGTTGCTGTCCATATTGAGGTTGTTGTGGTGATTGTCCGTATTGTACTGGTTGTCCATATTGTGGTGGTTGCTGTCCGTAATTTGGTTGTGGAGGTTGATTATACTGCTGAGGTTGTTGTGGCGGTTGTTGTTGTCCATTTTGATCAGCATATTCAACAAAATTAAAGTCTCTTACAGAGCAAGTTAAATTTTTACCACTTGTCCCCTGTGTTTGATTGCTCCATGCTTTTTCCTCTAAGGAACCTGCTACCAATAAACGATTACCTTTCTTACATGATCCCGCTATAAGTTCGCCTGTTTTACCGAACGCTGTGCAATCCACAAACGTTGTTCTATCGCTATTATCCGCATTTTTACCATGATTCACCGCTAATGTGAAAACATAAAACTGTGCGGTTTGACCTTGTTTAAGTTCTACATCTTTTGTTAATCTACCAAAAATACTTGCATTTATCATATTTACACTCTCCTAATTAATTTTAAATGGTATATTTTCAATATTTTTACCTTGTTGCTGTAAGTAACTAATTTGTTCTTTAAGTAAAGCAGTATATTCAGTATTGTTTACCTGCTCTTTTGGTTTACCGAATCGTTTACCAATATAATCTGGCAGTTCATTTACATTCCAGCCTGCAAACTGCCAAAGCCTTGATAACTCAAAAAACGGATCATTTGTTGTATCGACAGCATGTATACCTAGATTTTGAGTACCCTTCCAACTTGTATTGCCGTTTGCACCATTAACAAACGTTTGAGCATCCGTTTTTTCATCGGCTTCCGGATCGTCGCCAGTTTCGATATGTAAAGCTTTAAGCCATGCATATTTTTGCGCCATTGTTTGAGCTTTAGCAATTCCTTTGTCGTTTGGATCCACGCCAGTACCAAGTGCAATAATTGTTAATGTTTCACCAGATTCACTATCAATAATAGTCATTTCACATTGAACTGTAGTCAATTGCCAAAGCGCACCGTTTGCCGTTGGCTTTTCGCGTTCAGAAATAATTGTGAATTTTGGTATAGCGATAAGCTTTTGATCAACCAATAACGGCTGAATTTTCCCAAGAACTGCAGCTTCTGAAACGTACTTGTAATTTTGTTTTTTGTTATCGCCATCTTTTTGAACATATCCACATTTCTCCATAACAGCGACTAATTTTGTTGCTACTTTTTGCATTTAATCACACCTTACTTACGCTCTTTAATATCGATTGAGTCTTGATATTCAACGGCTGACATAAAACTAAAAATTTCACCTTCTGGACTTAATACTCGTCCATCTTTTAAAACTACTAATTGTTTTTTAAGTTCAGTCCAATCAGCAGATTCTTCGACAATCAATAGTTCAGTACAATTATTCCTAACGTAATCAATAAGTGTTTTATTTTTACCATCAATTTTTTCACCATTGATAAAATACTCAGGTGTTTTGTTGCGAAAACTAATATTACCACTTGGCATTTTAACTGTTTTACTTTTGCCTACAATCTTTAATTGTGCATAATTACGAAGTTTTTCAGATAAAAATTCAATGCCAGGCTCATAATCTTTTTTGATTGTATTTAACCAAGCGTTGATTTTTTCAATACGTTCTTTTGCAAGCTGCTCTGCATTATTAATGGCCTTTTGTCGTTCAAGTATTTTTCTTACCGCCCAATCTGCTTTATTATCATCATCAATAACAAACTCTTTTGGTTCATTTGGTGTAATTTCGCCATCGATAAAATCATCTAAGTTATTTTCAAGGTTTTCCACTTTAATCAACCTTCTTTTCTTGGCTCACAACTCTATATTGGATATTGCTATTTGCCATAAACTGTTGTAAGTTGATTGAATCTTGATAAGATATTGATGGTAATTCAAGAATAACTTTATAAAACTCCACAGGTGCATTTATTGGTGGAATTGCAATCGTTGGGATACTAGATTGCGGACATTCTGAAACAGCTGGCGCTACCGGCGGCATTGGCTGAGTTGCGGGTTGTATAATTTCCTCCGCTGCCTTTCTCTCCATATCAGAGCGTTTTTTGCATTCTTGACTAATAATCTCTGGTATTTCTGCTAAGCCAGCATTGATGGTTAAATGTTTAACATCTTTTGATGTAATAGGCGTTGCAAGATTGAACATTGCTGAACCGCTTTTACATAAACTTTTAATTAAATCGTTTTTTTGTTTAAGTAATTCAGCAGCTTCATCATTCATTTGTTGTTGTTTTAATTGATTTTCGATTTCGGCAACAATTTCCTTACGAACTGAGGCTTTTTTAGCAGTACGGTTTGTCCATTTTGAATCAATTACTAAATTAAAGTTCTCACTTCTAAGCCCTAAACTCTCCGCTGTGTTCTTTGCAAAATTTTTTAATTCTTTTTCGCAGTTTTCAATTCGCACATTTTCGTATTTTAGAATTTGATCTTTGATAGGATTTTCCGCTTCAGCGACTAATGATTGCAATTCTTTAATCTCTTTTTCAAATTGCTTATATGGTAATTCAAGATCCTTTTTAACTTTTTTCTGAAATGCATTAATTTGAGTACGAATTGACGCAATTTCCTTTTGCGTTTTTTCCATATCCTTTAGATTATCTTCATTAACCACTAATCCAGTATATTTTTGAACACTTTCCTGCAAGCTTTTCTTTATATCTTCAAAATTCCACTTAAACTCTTGAACATTACTAATTACTTGTAATTCCAAATTTCTCAACCCCTAATTTTTATTTTTTATCAACTTTAAAATCAATGATTTCAATGCCAATGATCATGCTATTAAATTCGTCATCCTCTAATTCATAGTCGCAAGTGTCGCCAGCACTATTTGTAAGTGTGACAAGTAAATAATCTTCGTCATCGTTGTCGCGTTTGATCTTGCAATCAATCATCTGAAAACTACTTACTTCCTTTCTACCATGCTCAGTGATATCAAAATCTAAAACCCCAAAGCCTTTACAATTACCACCCATTTCATAAGTGAAAGCACCTTTATAAATTCCATCTTGCAATGAAACTTTTATTGTGTGAGTACCAAGTCCATAATTTAAGCCATCGTATTTTTCCATTTATAAAACACTCCTCTATTTGATTTTTATTAAATTTGTGTTACACTAAATTTGATTTTAATTTACCTTGGCCTCGTTCAGTTGGCGCTGACGGGGTCTTTTTGTTTTTGCTTTTATGCCTAGATATGACAATGCATTATCAATCGAATACTTATCATTGATTATCGTAAGACACAAAGCGTAATAATTTCTCACTTCCGTTTGAATTACCAAGCTGCTACCCTCCTTTCATGGAATAAATGCCGCGATATCGTGCACAATTGACATTTCACTATCTGTATCATCGATATACACTTTTTGAACCTTGCCTGCACCAAATCGAATTATCACGTAGTCCAGCTTGTTATTATGAAATTCATGTAGCTCAAGCTTTACAGCTCCATACACAGGTACTGCATTAATAGCTTTCTGTAAATTCCGTAAAACTTCTAAGCGCCTAGCAGTTTGCAGGCTTTTTTCGGCACCTAATAATACCGATTCGAACTTTGTCAACGTTTTCGCCTCCTTCGTTTTTGCTTTTTACCTGCTTGTCTAAAATCTTCGTAACATTCACGGTCGTCTGCACAAACTGGAATCAACTCATTACTGTACGGCAATACAGCCCAGTGAAGCCTGTACGGTGTTTTCCCGCATCTTTCGCAGCGAATCATTTACCACAAAGCGGTACTAACTTACTACCATATTTATTTTTTAAATACTTTTCGATTTCAGCGACAGGCGTTACGATGATAGTTAAATTACTTTGTGAGCGATCCTTATTTCTATCTGACTTTTCCAATACACCCAGAAAATTTGCTGGCGTTCTTGCCTTGTTTAAACTCACTGCCAAGTTGTTTCCTCCTCAACTTTTTAAAATTCCTACATTCGCTGTAGTACATTTTTCAGCAACCCTCCTCCTAAAATAAGCACCATCCATATAAATATGATGAATAAAACTAACGGTGTTATTGATTCAATACACTTTTCGAGTCGTTTAAGCATTCCATGCCTCCCTTACGTATCAGCCAAGCTGAAATTTTTTGATTTTCACAGAGTATTCGAAGGTGCTTGGCTTTTAAGATTTTGCAGATGTACATTTGATTTCACCTCGCTTTCTAACAAATAATTATTTCATACTCAGGATGGTCAAAATCTTCACCGTTACGATATTCAATCATCGCATAGAATTTATCAGCACCATGATATAGGTTTGGTATCCTGCAATCTTGATTCACACACCCACTGCTTGTACTTAAAGTTTGACCACCTTGCTTTGACCATGGTGTTGCTTCCCGAAGCCCTCTACTAATTAAATGTGCCGCTTCCGACGAACGTGTAATATAGATTTTATAGCTTGAATTATTCATATTTTTCACCACCTTCCAAAACTAATCGCTTGTCTTAACCCAATAATTGATTCTTAATTCATCGTTTGGAAGAACTTTATTTTCATCACGATTTTTAAAAATATCATTGTAATTTAATTGAATAATCCCATACATGAATTCATCCCTATTACGTGGACCATAATTGTTTTTCTGCATGTACTCGTCAGAAATGGATTGTAGTGTATCACCGGACTTTACGATGTAAACATCATGTACCATTTCGGTATTTGCAGGATAATTGCCACCTGTCAAAATTACTGTGGATCCAACTAATAAGCTGCAGGTTACAATTTTTTTAAGACTATCTGTTAAGTGCTGTTTCGTAAGCATACCTTTTCTCCTCTCATTAGATTGCAAGTCGTTTCTTCCTTGGCCTTCCACGTTTTACAGGTTTAGTAGCTTCTTTAATAATTTGATTTACAAGTTTTATTTCGAACCTATGATGACCACGTGCCTTATCAGCAAGCCATTCATCAAACAATTCCCGATGAACTTTCAAATGAGTTCCGACAAAGAATGACGGAAAATCACTTTTACCAAGTTCTGCTAAAGCCCCATGCGCCCGAATAATACTTACATTTAAATCACTATAGGTGGCAGCTTCTTGTGCTGTTAAAACAGCTTTACGCCAGATTGGTATTTTTTCATCGTAGGACACTTACTTCAGCTCCTCTCTTTTGTAGGAATTTTTTACCTCCTGTCGAATTTATGTATTTGGAAGGAGGTGGTTATTTATGGATTTAGAGAAACTTACGCAAGATACAATCTCTGAAATGACTAAGGAAATGGATAATTTCCCACCACACGGAAATGAACCATTTAATTTAAAATCATTTAAAAAAGGCATAATAGAAATTTCAGCTACAACCTGCGCAAAAATGTTAGAAAAATACAATACAAGCAAATAACATTAATCAAAATCTTTCCATTTTACATCTTTAAGAAATTGCCGTTCTTCAAGCTGCCGCTTGAGTTCGGTGATTTCTTTTTCTAACTGCTCAACACGTTGTTCCATTGCTTTTTCTTTTACCAATCTATCAGAGTAGACATCTTTACAAGATAGGTATTGCTTCATTTTATTAGTTAATTCAATATAACTTTTAACTACCTCGGGTAGCGCTTGCACTGCCTCGCAGCTTGGGGTATCTCCAAGACTTGTACGAAGAATAAACCCTCGTAATGCCTGTTCAACTAATTCCAACTTTTCTTTTTCTGATTTTGGTGGTTCTATTTGATGCATTTTACTTACCTCGCTTTCATTTATAGTAGGCTTTCCGTCCTTCCTGTCGAATTGGATACTTTAGGAAGGGGATAGCTATTACCATGACATTAACAAAACAAGATTTTGAAATTCTAAATTTTATTAACCAATATGATGAAGTTGACAAAGAATCCATTTTGGAAAAATTCTCTACTGATAAAGATGCTACTGAATATCGTTTAGAGATTTTGTCATGCCCAGAGTATCGAAGAGATATTATACATGCTGGACGTATTCCAATTAAAAACACTAGTTATATCGTTGAATTATACGAATCAAGAATTACCGAAACAAAATGCACCCAGCACACCCCTATTGGTAAATATAAAATTACTACCTTTGGGAAAAAAGCTTTACAAGACTATTACTTGCAAAAGAATACTGAATTGAAGAAACATCAAATAGATATCGCTTTAAGAATTCTTCCAATTGTTATATCCGCTTTATCTTTTTTACTCTCTTGCTATGCAATTTTCATGGCTTCAAAATAATTAGATTTGCATAAAACGACACTGCTAATGCAATAAGTGAAACAGCTAACGGAAGCCATTTGTTTGCCATTTGTATTCCTCCTCACGCTGATCTATTTTTAAACTGAATTTCGATGCCAAGAATTTCACAGGCTTTTTGAATTGAATCTTCGTTCCAACGTTTATTTTCTTTTTCATTGACTAATTTCCATAAATATTGATACGAACAACCCATTTTTTCTGAAAGCCATACAATACTTTTTTCTTGAAGCGCCAAATTTTCTTTTACCACTTTTGAAAAATTCACTTTATCGCCTCCTTTTTTCGCCCTATGGGTATATATTAAACCTATAGGGGGATACTAATCAATGGCGGAATAGGCTCATTTTTAAAGAATATGGTTGATAATCTCTTATTTTCGCCCTATAGGTACTATTATCTCTTGTTTTTACCCCTATTGGGTGTTGTATTATTACCCCTATTGGGGTAAACTTAGTACAAATAGGAGATTTTAGAGGTGTATTATGAGCAACATGCCTAATAATTTAAGAAGAATTAGATTATCGCAAAAAAACAAAGAATTACAATCTGCTAGTAAAATTGCAGAATTAATGGATGTTTCTCCGCAATATTATTACAAATTAGAAACCGGTGGAGAAAATAAGAAGCTAAATGTAGAGCATTTAAAAAAATTAAGCAAAATATTTAATTGTACTGCCGATGAAATTCTAGGCAATCAACAAATAGCAGAAGAATCATCAGAAAATAAAAAAATCCCCAAGGACTTAAAAAAAATCCTTGAGGAAAAAACACTTATGTTTGATGGTGAACTTATGAACGAGGACGATAAAAATCTTATAGAACAAATGCTCACAAAAATGTACTACAAATCGAAGGAACAAAATAAACGTAAATAGAGGGTGCTATCCATGATCAATATTGAACGTAGGGTTTATAACATGGTAAAAAAGTACGATACTTGCAACCCCTTCCTGCTGGCAAAGGAACTAGGAATTAATATAGATTATTATGAGCTACCGCCAACAATCAGAGGATGCTACACCAAAATTTTAAGAAAAAAACATATAGGTCTTAGCAAATCGCTTTCAGAGCATGGCGCTAAGGTTACACTTGCACATGAACTAGGACATGCCAGATTACATTGGGCTGGAACATTTAATTGTTCTATCGTTATCCCGCGACAAATTATCAAATATAGGCCAGAACTTGAAGCAAACATTTTCGCCTTACACACGATATCTTATTCAAATGACTTTGATATCGATATCGTAAAAAGGTTTTTAAAAGAGCGTCACCCCACCTGTTCACAGGTGCATTCAATTTTAAAAGAGCTTATAGATTTTCGCTCAGCATAAATTTTTTTAGCCACCAAACAGAACATATGTTTCTTTAAGAAAGAATAAAAGGATGGTGATTAATCTATGACCGAAGAAAAAACAGGTTTTAAAAGAGTTATAAAGGATGGCATGTATTGCATTCTTACTAATGACAGCGATGAAAATGAGCTATCAGCTGAGGTACAACAGTCAATTGAGGACTTCAAAGAATTTGTTAATAAAAAATACTCACTTAATTACAAATAAAATTTAAAAGTAATCAATCAAACAACTAACTGACTCCTGCAGAAAGGAGAATATTATCATGGCAACAAAAAGAAAAGATGGTCGTTTGCAATCAAGCGTGACCATCACAAACCCCATCACTGGCGAAAAAGAAAAAAAATATATTTATGGCTATACAGATGAAGAGCTAGAAGCAGAGAGACAGCATTTTCAAAATTCGGTCTTAAATGTAGTGAAAATTTCATTTAAGGCTTGGGCTACTGATGTACTCAGTTACAAACTTAGCGAAAACAAAATCTCTCTTGGAACTTACGAATCTTATGATTCTGTATTGGAAAATCACATATATCCAACACTTGGAAGTGCATATGTCGATCAAATTACTCCCTTTATGCTTCGTAAGCTTTTTAAAGAGATAAAAGCACAACGTATGAAACAATATGTCTATACAATTGTTAAAAGTATTTTTCGTCAAGCCTTCAAAGATAGGATGATACCATTTAATCCTTGTGATTCTATTGATAAACCACAGGTAGAAACGCGTGAAACAAAAGTTATTGACGTTGTTGAATTTAAAGACATTATAGCGCACGTGCCGTCTGTACAGTTCAAATATGTTACTAAAACTGCATGGGAATGCGGAACTAGGCGAGGTGAACTAGCGGCATTACGTTGGGCTGACATTGAATTTAATAATAACGTCATAGCAATAACTAAGTCACGTAAGAAAACAAAAAAATCTACCGTCGAAGGCAGCACCAAAACGTCTGCCGGCAAACGTCGATTACCAGTAACAGAAGAGTATATGCATGAAATGAAAGTTTGGAAAATGATTCTCCGAGGTATGCTTGCAGAGAGAAATATTCCATGGGATATAAATGGCTATGTGTTCCGTTCTTCGGATGATATGAGCCAGCCGATTCCACTTGCTACAATCACTAATACTTTTGCAAAAATCGTAAAAAAAATGGGACTGCCTAAAGGAACAACATTCCATTCCCTTAGACACTCCCACGCTACAATGTTAGTCGAAAACGATGTTCAAACTAAAAAAATTCAAATTCGACTAGGACATTCATCGGCAGCATTCACTCTTGATCGTTACACGCATTCTACAGAAAAAATGCAAAATGGTATCGCAGAGATCATGCAAAAAAATCGTTAG